GTGCCTCAGTTTGAAACCGGGGCCTGAACGGGGCGGTTCGGAAACCGGGACGGCGGGCGGCTGAGGGGGCTGGGTAGCTTAGGACCATCCCAAGCCGGACCGACCCGTGACCCTCGCAATCATCGCCTTCCTTCTTGCCCTGCTCGGGGTGCTGCTTTCCTTCGTGGCGGTTCTTCTTGCGACGGCTGACTTGGCGTACCAGACGGGGCGCCAAGCCGGCTACAAGGCCGGTCTAGCCTCCGGTTCTGGACAGGGCAACGTAGGAGATCAGCAGCCCGGCGACTGAGACGAGGAAGCCGGCCAATGACACAAGAAGGCTAAGGGCCGCGATGGCGAGGGTCCACAGTGGGGACCAGTTCCTCGCGTGCCATTCGGCGAATTGATGGGCTCGCACTGAGGTCCAGTGCTTCTCGTTTCGGTACTCGTGGATGTTGCCCATCCCGCCCGTTGTGTCCTCTGCATCCGGATCGACACGGACATCCTTGCCATCCCACCACTCCCGTAGCCACCTGACCATGCGCTTCCCCAACTGTCCGTAGTCTCAGGGGACAGTGGCAAAGCCTCGGGGCGAAAGCAACCGCTATTGCCGCAACCCTGACAGGCGGAGCGCGTTTACCGCACGTCTCGGTATTCCGCCAGAACAGCGCTCATGCTGGATATCTCAAAGGCAAATTCTCCACGGGCGCGATCAACCCAAGTGACGGTGTACCCGATATCGCTCTGATGCCCTGAATACACCACCTTAGCCACGCAAGCGGTGAAACCAGTCCCGCTGTTGACGTAGATTTCGCTGATATCGGCGAGCGACTTCGCCGTAACTTGGTCGTGGATCTTTGCTGCGTAGCGCGACTTGTTGTCTACGGTGAGGTACTCCAGCACTGAGTTCTGTACCTCTGCGATTTCGCACGCCGAGCCAGCCCCCGGGAGGGCGATATCAGGGGCGACTTCAAACATTTTGGCAGCGAAGCCGGCGATTGCCATGAAGGCAACGAACCCGGCCACGATGGTCACGAATTTCGACGACCGCCGGCCTCCGTTCAATAGCTGCTTTTTCTTCCGGTCGAACTCTTTCTGGGTGAGTACGCCCTTGTCCTTGAGTTCCGCGAGGCGGCTCAGTTCTTCTGCCAGTCCCATATCCATGCCCTTCCTGACTGCTACGGTTGTAGCGTGTGCTAATCGTAGTATGTCGAATCGTAGTATTCAAACCGAGACCATCCGGGCATGGCTCGGGGCGCTCAGGAAAACGGATTGGTCATGGTCTTCGCCGGCAACGTCCGGCGGCTGAGGGCGGAGCGCGGGCTGTCCCAAGAGGAACTAGCCGAGGCCGCTGGCGTCCACCGAACCTACATCGGCATGCTCGAACGCGGCGAAAAGAACGTCACGATCTACAACATCGAGCGTATCGCGAGGGCGCTTGATGTCCAGCCCTCATCCCTGCTCATGGAGTGAACAGCATATGGCGAAGCGCATACGCCCGATGGAACAGATGGTCTACTGCGGCAACAGGCCGACATGCGAACGAACCACCGCCCTGCAGGTCGGTAAATACTTGTGCGGCTCTCCAAACGAGACGGTGAGCAAAGAACGAATTCACTACCGCGCTGACCCACTACTTGGCGGTTACACCATTCAGTGCACAGTGTGCGACCACTACACTGTCTTCTATCACCCGTCAGACGAAGAATGGGTGCGTGACCGCCAGTAGATTTCTGCGAAGGGCGCTAGGCGCCAGTAAGCTCGAACCATGTTCTTGTACTCAAGCGATTCCCGTGAGTAAATGGAGTCAGGCGACTTGAAAGCAGCTTCAAGCGCCATGAAAACGCCGAGGTTCAAGAAGCACTCCTTGTCGTTCTGGGCTGGCTCAATATCTACGGTTTCGGTGCTTTTCTTTTCCATGAGCCGATTCTAGGTGATCGGCTCTTAGGTATCGCTCAATCGCTTTCCGAATCGCGCGGCGTGCGATTCTTGTACGGCCCGCGCTTCTTTGCGACCGGCTCCGGCACAAGCGCCGCGATCTCTTCCAACGTCCAGACGTGATCCGAAACGCCCGCTTCCATCGCAGGTGTGACGCGAAGGGTCTTGTGGATGCGTCCGAAGTTGTAGTGCATGAAGTGCAGCGCGATGGCGGCGGCGTGGTTCTCGACCTTCTTTGAGAAGCCGTTCGTCAAGCGCGTGAAGCGGCGCATGGACATCCGCATCGTGAGGTTCTGGCGCTCGACGTAGCTGGTCGAAACGTGGGCCTTGTCCGGCTTGCCCGTGATGCGCTTCTTTTCAGCAGAGACGAACTCGACCGGGCTGTATTTGCGTTCCGGGGACTGCGGACCTTCGCCGTAGTGCTTGACCAGCATCGCGTAGTCCACAGCGCCGCCGAATGCGTCTTCCACGGCTTGTACGTAGACCTTGTGGCCGTCGGTGGTCAGTTGCACCCGGTTCGCCAGACGATCCGCCAGATCGCCGATAAAGGCCTTGGCGGCGTCGCCGTCGCGCGTGCCGACCATCCATGAGGCGACCAATTTGGAATCGGCATCGATCGCCGTCCAGGTCCATACGTCGCCGATGCCGAACTCGCCCTTGCGGTCATCCGGAACGTTCTTTTGCTTCGCGCCAACGAACGACCAGATTTCGTCGCACTGGATGCGCTTGCAGGGCAGGTTGCGCAGCGCGCCGTCCTGAAACTCAGCGCAGGCCGCGCCAACATCCACCAGCAGCTTGGTCACGGTATTGATCGAACAGTCCGCCAGCCGGGACGCCGAACGCAGGCTCATGCCTTCGACGAGGAATCCGAGGATCTGGGCACGCTTGGCGAGAGGCATCCGGTTCATAGTGAACATGATGCTTAGAAGTCATCTCACGGGCTGCGATTCGGCGCTAGCTTTCGCTTCGGAAAGTCGGATAAATCAGCGCAGCGCTGGGCTCCTACTCTGTCGATTGAATCAGCAGGAAAGAAGCGGAAAAACATGGAAACCACTGGTGAACAGGGCTACCAAATCCAGAACATCGAAGTTGCGGATGGTGTGGAAGAACTGATGGTCAATCCGGGGATCTTCAAAGCAATCGAATACGCCTTCCGGTGCCGCTGCTTCCCCATCGACCGCAACAGCAGGGAATACGCTGAGATCGCCAGAGCGTATTGGATGCTCGTTTTCAGGTTCGATCCTGACTGGCGGGAAAAGCAGGGGAAGCCCTACCCGTGCGGCGCTAGTTCTTGCTCCGCATCTCAGACGGTCGCAGATACAGGGTGTAATGCGAGCACGTCGGACACTGCACCCTAATTCCGGAAGCATCCGGATAGGCCACTTCGTGCATTTGCTCTTGCGGGAAGTCGTCTGAAGGCGGCTGACTGCTGTACTTGCTCACCTCAAGAGACCTGCGGCAATCAAGGTTCCCGCAGATGACGGAATGAATCCTGCTCTTCTTGGGCACGCCATTTCCCGACAGTCCTTTGTATCGTCGGACAATGGCAAAGCCGCCAAGTGAAAGCAAGCGGGCTAGTCAGCCCTTCTTGCCCCAGCGCGCCTCAGCGGCCTTCCGGGCAATCTCGGCCCGCTCTTCCTCAGTCAACGCCTTTGCCCGGGCCTTGCCACCCTTCCTGCCCCGGGCCACCGCTGCCTCCAACTTCGGCTCAGCCTCCTCAGGCATCGCCTCCGGCTCTTCGCCAGTCGCAATGTCCAAAACCAGCTTTGCTAGCTGGTTCGCGTCTCTCGGGCGCTTAGGGGTCGTCATGGCCCGATTGTCCCCCGGCCCGGCTGACTGCTCAAGGACTGGGGATTTCAAACTGAGACACTACCCAGATCGGAAACAATGGCCGCCGGCCGGGCGATCTGGTCCCAGAATCATGGACTAGACGCCCACATTCCGGACAACGCCGATGGCCACCGATTTCCTGATCTCATTCGACGACCTCAAGGCAGGCTCCGCGGCCGTGAAGCGGCTGGTCCAGGCCTTCACTCGCGCCGGCGCAACCGTGGCGTCAAGCGACATCGATCCGAAGACGCGGCGCACCTCCGGCGTGAACTACCGCCAGGTGCTGATCACCTTCACCGACAACCAGAAGGTGCTGCTGGGGGTCAAGACCACCGGCGACATCTTCGAAGTCCGGGTCAACGGCGCCGCGCTGGCGATCAAGAACCAAGACAACCAGATCAAGGCAGTCGGCGAGATCGCCAAGGCGCTGGACGCCGGCCGGGCCAAGTTCCAGGCCAAGATGGCGCGCACCAAGGTCGCGCTGCCGAAGGGCATCACCACCGCAGCGCCGAAAATGGAGCAGCGCCTGCAGGAGGCAGAGTCCACGCTGGACGCCGAGATCGCCGCGGCGAAGGCCCGGGTTGCCGAATTGCGCGCAGAGCTCGGCGAGCCGGTGATGGATTCGGCAGCCAGCGGCAACAAGCCTGGCTTTTACGTGCGATTCAAGGATAACTCCGACCCCGCATTTCTTGGCGAAAGCCTGACGGCCGCGAAGAACAAGTACGACGCATGGGCAAACCGCGGAGCCGGCCGGAAGTTGCTGGACAAAGAGCACGAGACCAAAAAGAATCTGCATTGGGTGGAGCGCTCACACGGTATCGATGTGGACGGCAATATTCTGTGGGGGAACCTGGACCTGACGGATAGCATGCTGGATTCCGCCGGCGAACTGTTCGCCCAGCCGCCCGAGGCCTGGCCGACATCGTGGCTCGGCTTCCGCGTCGTGGACGATGCCACCGTGATGGACCGCGCCGCGAGCGCGCTGCCTTCGGCGCACCAGTTGTCCGCCGAGGTGGACCTGATGTTGTCGAGCGGCGACGGCGGCGAGATGCCCTTGCGCGGCCGCGTCGTGCGCGCCAGCTTCCGTGCCGGCAAGGTGAACTATGACGTGGCGCTACCGATCGCGCTGGACGCCACGGGCGGCGTACGCGCGCATGCGGTGATCCCGGATGTCGATTCGGCCCTGGTGCGGCCGGCGGCCGGCGCGCTGGACTCGGTCAAGGCCTATGCCGGCGAGATCCGCGAGAATGCCTCGGTGCTGGATTCGACGCACGAAGCCGCCGGCGAGACATTCGACGGCGGCGAGTGGGACAACCTGGTCGCCTTCGCCAAGCGCGGAAAGTTGGAGGATGGGGACATCCCCGCAAAGGACTCGCGGGATACGCTGGTAGAGCGCGGCTTCGTGGAGCGCGGCGACGGCATGAACTGGCTCACCGACAAGGGCAAGGAGGTCGCCGCGGCACTGGACTCGGCCGGGGCGCCGTTCGATCCGAAGACCGACCGCTGGGCATCCACCGAGAACGGCAGCAAGTTGCTGATCCGCGGCGGCAATGTGATCGGGGGCGCTGGCGGCAAGTTGAACTCCGCAGCAGCGAAAAAAGAGATCCTGAAAAGCGGAATCCCGAAAAGCGGGGTCGAGATGGTAAAGGCTGCCAGAGCGATACTCCGCGAAAAGCCCCATACCGTCGCATCGTTCGCAAAGGAAGCCGGGTTCAATAAAAAGAAGGCCAAGATGGTGCTGGAGACAATGGTCGCAACAGGTGTTCTTCACGACCCAACGAATAATGGTCGCAACGAATGGTCCGACGACATGAAGTTTCACATGGCCAAGGGAGCGTACGATTCCGCGTCAAGCGCTGAATTGGATGCGAAGGCCGCGTCCGTACTGGACGCTGTCGATGTCCCGTGCAACAGCTTCGATGATGTCGGCGTGGTCGAAGCTCAAGCGATCGCCGCGCGCCTCGCCGCCGGCGACACGCTGGACGACGCCGATCTGTCGCATGCGCGCGCAACGCTCGAGAACGCGCTGGACACCGTGGAAACGAACTACCCGATCAACCTGGCCGAGGGCAACATCGCTCAGGCCGAACTGGAAGAAAATGCCGCGGAATCGTTCCGCGCCGCGCTCAAGATGCTGGGGAGCAAGGAACCGCTCGCCGCGTAACACCGAATCCACGGGGGTGGGTTTTGCCCGGCTCCGGCCGGGCTTTTTTTTTCAGATCGTTTCGGCGCGGTAGAAGTCGGCCAGTTCGTTGGCCATATCGACGGCGGCGGAGAACGCGGACTGGCTTTCGACCAGCGCGATCGTGGCCAAGATCGCGACTTGGCCGTTGTTGATGTCGGGCGAGATCCGGTACCGGCGGCCACCTTCATCGACGGTGTCGCGCTCGATGCAGTTGTCCGGCTCGTACCGGCGGACTTCAGGCAGCAGATCAAGGGTCAACTGTGCCTTGCGGGTGAAATAGGAGCGGATGCTGTCGCGAAGGATGTCATCCGTAAACGACATGTCCAACTCCGGAAGATCCAAGTTCGACACCAGCGCGAAGTCAGGCGCGTACCGATTCTCGCGGTACTTGATCGTCTTGGAAACGATGATCACCCCGGTGCGCTCGTCAAGCAGGGAAATCATGGTGCAGGGTTCGCCATGGAACCCGCCGATCGTGGCTTGAATCTTCATTCGGCAAATATGCCAGACCTGTTGCAACTTAGCAACCGCTTGCGTTATGCTTAGCGAACGCTAATAACAAGCAGGGGAATGAAATGGATGCGATTGAAGGCTGGCTGGTCAATACCGAGGAGTTTTTCGCCCCGGTCCCGTTCGACCTGTTCAACAACCTGATGTCCGACTACAGCGCGACGCGCCAGCGGCTGGAGGCGATGGCCGCGGCCGTCAATTCCGAGTGCTGCAGCGGCGTGCTGCGCTATTTCGTCGAAGCCAATGCGCCGGAAGGCCGGCACAGCATGCCGAACACCGTGGCCGAGCTCTTCGAATTGAAACCGGCGATTGCGGAACTGGATGCCGAGTTCTGGGACCGCGCGCTGAAGCTCACCGACGTGCTGGACTACATGCCGCAGAAGCGGAAGACCGAATGGTACGAACAGATCCGCAACCCCATGGGCAAACGCAAGCAGTACAGCCGAACCGAGTGGGAGATCGAACCGATTCCGGAGTTCACTGCAGACACTGCGCGCGCAACCCTTGAAAACCTGATCGCAATGCGTGCCCAGTTCTTTGGCGAGCGCGTGGACGGCATCTTTCAGTCCCTCAGCCGCACGCACGTCACGAATAACCCCAAGGGCTTCCGGCAGCGAATGATCCTGAATCGTGCGCTGTCCTCCTACGGTTCCGTTGAGTGGGGCACTGCCGGCGTGATCAACGATTTGCGCTGCGTCATCGCGAAGTTTATGGGCCGCGACGAACCCGGGCACGGCGTCACCGAAGGCGTGATCAGGGTCGCGAAGGCGCGCGCGGGAAAATGGGTTTCGGTGGACGGCGGCGCGCTGCGCATCCGCGTCTACGCAGGCGTTGGCACTGCGCATCTTGAGGTGCACCCGGAGATGGCCGGGCGGCTCAACGCGATCTTGGCGAACCTGTACCCGATGACGATCCCTCACGATTTCGTCGAGCGGAAAAAGCCGCGGAAGGTCAAGGACCACAAGGTTTTCAGCAAGCCGATCCCGTTCGCGGTGCTGTCGCTGCTGTCCGGCATGAAGCCCGGCTACCGCCGGCGGCAGAACCCGGGTTGGAATGAGCCGAAGTTCGAAAACATCCCGCGCACACTCAGGTTTGACCACACCGAGCGCGACAAGGTGGCCGAGGCCCAAGCCGAAGCCATTCTGCAGGCCATCGGCGGCGTCTGGGTGAAGGACGGCAATCTCGATTACTGGAAGTTCGACTACGACACCAGCGAAGTGCTGGACGACATCATCTGCTCCGGCGAGATCCCGGACCACCAGTCCCACCAGTTCTACCCTACGCCGGAGAACGTCGCGGCGCATGCGGTCGCGCTGGCCAGCGCCGGCAGCGCGCCGGACATGTCGTGGCTCGAGCCGAGCGCGGGAATCGGCAACCTCGCCGACCTGATGCCGCGTGGTTCGACGCACTGCATCGAGATCAGCGAACTCCACGCGGCGATCCTGCGCGCGAAAGGGCATTCGGTCACGGTCGCCGACTTCCTGCAGGCGCCGACGGATCCGAAGTTCGATCGCATCGTACTCAATCCGCCGTTCAGCGCTGGCCGCTGGCAGGCTCACCTGGAGCACGCGTCCCGGCTACTTGCCGCGGGCGGGCGCATCGTCGCGATCCTGCCGGCGTCGGCGCGCGGAAAGGCGTTGTTGCCCGGGTTCAATGCGGTCTGGTCCGACGTGCTCGAAAACCAGTTCGCGGGCACCACAGTTGCGGTAACGATCGGCTCTTTCGAGCGGTCGGCCTGATCGTCAGTGGAGCGTTACGGGCTGACCGGCCCCGAACAGCCGGTCAAGATCCAAGTCCTCGGCGCCATGGCGGTAATCATCGACGTGCGCTGACCAAGCGCGCGCGCAGGCGTCGCAGGTGTCGGAATAGAACTCGGATTCTTCAGCGCTGAGCCGCGCAGCGCAGATACGGCAGGTGCATCTCGGCGGTTGCGGCATGCTCACGTCTCTGGAATGGGTCGCCCAGGTTTGTTCCCGGGGTCGTGCCGGCGGCGGGCCAGTTCGATCGCGCGGTTCACGTTCGTGCTGCCTAAGCCGTCCTCCGGGAGAATGCCACGGTCGCAATGAGGGCAAGCCGGCACCATTCCCTTTGATCGCCAGGCCGCTTCGACCTTCTTGGCCGCGATCAGGTGCAAGTTCTGCCGCCTCGCATCGGCCAAGGCCCGCTCGCGGTGCTCAAGGTCGGCAAGCGCCCGCTCGTATTCTGCGGTGAACATGTGCAGTAGCCACCATGCCGAGACCTGCATCTTGCAGTCGTCGCAGGTGACGATTTCGCCATTGGCGTCCCAAGTCGTGTTCTTGTGCGGACATCGCTCATCGCGCCAGCCACGCTTCTCCAGCCGGCGAATCTTCAAGTCGCCGATCTTGATGACGTTACCGATCATGGAAAGTCATCCACTGCCATCGGCGCTGGATCTACGGCTACGGTCTCCATCGTGCCTGGGAACCACTTGCACCCGAAGCAGTCGAAGCCATGCGCGATCGGGTACGGTGTCCCGGTCGGATACTCATGCGTCGGCGCGCCGATACCGGTGCCGTCCCAAGTGACGCACCGATCTTCGAACCAGTCGTTCCGGAGTTCGATCGGGATCGTCTTCCCGGTGTCCTGGTCAAGCACAAACCGAGTCCGCCCCTTTTCGACGGGCGGCCGGTTCCAGCATTTCGGGCGAGTGGTTGGCGTGTTCATGCGTTCCCCGGTTCGACGATTCGTTCGCCGCCCTCACCGTCGCCGTAAATGCGCTGGCAGAATGGGCAGCCGTTCTTGATGGCGAGATCCGCGGCGTCGCCGACGAGATCGCAGCGCGGCGGCCCTTGGCAGATCGTGATGATGTATTCGGATGATTCCGCCACGCTTACTCGCCGCCGGCGCCGAGTTGCGCCATCTTGGCCAGGCAGTCCCATGTGAAGAGCGCGCGCGTCTTCCAACTCGGCAGGTTCGCGACCGACTCGAATTCGGCCTTGCTGGCATCGCGCCAGCCGCCCCACCTGCTGTTCGACGTATCGTATGCGCAGATCTGGTATCCGGCCGGCTCCGGCGTCGCCAGCGCGGGGATCATCCAGTTCGCGATGAATTCCTGAACCGAATCGGCGTGAGATGCCGGGCTATGCGGCCACGGCGCGACGACCGCCTTGCACATGACCTCGCTCTCATCCGCGACATTGCCGAAAATCTTGTTGAAGCCCTCGGCCGCGATCTCGGCATGCCGCTTGCTCGGCGCCGGGTGGACATCGTCCGGTCCCAAGATGTGCAGGCACCACAGTTCCGGAGCTGCTTGGCCAAGCGCGTTCAGCGCTTCGCGGGTGAGGCGCTTGTCTTCCGCGGACCCCGGGATGCAGATGTCGCCATCGGGCGAGCAGAGGATCGCGTTGAGGATGTTCAGCGCGGGGCGAATATCGGTTGTTTCGGTCATTTCAGTGGTCATCCGGAGGTGTTGCGGTTGGTTGAATCGCCAGCATAGACCCATCGGCGAACGGTGCCGAACGGGACGCCGGTGCTGGCGCTGATATGGGAGACAGGGTTCCCGGAACTGCGCAGTTCAAGCGCTCGGCGCTTTATCTCCGGGCTCCAGTAACGCGCGTGGGGCATGCGTGGTGCTGGAATGCCGATCCTCCTGGCCTTGTCTTGCACCGCGCGCGGTGATCGCCCCAGCGACGCAGCGACGCGCAAGGCATCCCGGCCGGCAGCGGACCTGAGCGATTCGATCTCAGTCGTAAGCCATGGGTCCGCTGGCCGATCGCTCATCCGTTGCGAGCCTCGCGCTGCGCTTGGTCGTAGTCGTGCTGCAGCGCAGGCAGGACATTGAGGCGAACCAATTCGTCGGTCTTGGCGGATTCGCGCGCTTGCCTCAGCGCCCATTCCAGCGCGTAGAGGCGGTCGTTCGGGTGTGGAGTGCTCATCGTTTCTTCTTTCCGGTTGTGGTGGAGGTATTTTCGTTGGCCCAGCGACGCTTCTGGCCGCGGCTACGGTTACGAAACTCGCGACGGCGCTTCATCTGCGCCAACTTCGGGCATTTACAACCCTTGCCAGGCGCGCACCATATGCGATCGCCGTCGTAGTAGCACTGGACAACCAAGTTGCGGGCTGGCCGGCGGACACCACAGCAAGCTGTCCACAGCAACTTCCCAGCCGAATATCCGCGCTGCGCCGGCGGGTCGAAGTGGTGGTCGGTGAAACCGGTCGCAGGCTGGCAGGATGCGGTGTAAATGTGGACGTTCACGATCCGAATTCCCTGTACCAGTCGATCCAGTGGATCCAGCCGCGGGTCGGGTGATGGAAGCCCCACTCCCTGACCTTGGGCAGGAACAGGAACAGCGACCACGCGACCAGCAGTGCGCCGGAATCGTCACGGTGCAACTCGACCCGGTGGGTGTGCTTGAGCGGCATGTAGCGGATGCTGCCGGGGCCGCACGTCCTCCGATGGTTGATGCCGCCTGCGGCAATCGTGTGTTCGACGTAGCCGCGGTGCAGTATGTATGAGATCGCCGCAGCCGGGTGGTCGTGCAGCGCGCGATCGTCGTCGCTGCGCAGGAAGCAGTGGAGGTAGAGGTTCGGCCAGAGACGCAGGAACCCGCGCAGCAGGCGGCGCTCCTTCGGCAGCATGTCGATCCAGTTCCGCCAGGGAGTCAGGTGCCATCGCAGCAGGTAGATGCCGTCAGGCGATTCCTTGCCGACGATGAAGTCAGGCTCGCGCTTCGCGACGACATGCGTCTGCATGAAGTTGAAGACGCGCGATGTGAAGTTGGTTGCGGTCATGCCTGATCACCTCGCGGTTTCATGAATACCATCCAGTGCGTCCCGGCCTTCTTGCCGGAAGTGTTGCCGAACAGCGGTTGATGCGGCGTCAGTGCCATGACCTCGCTCAACTTCACCTGCGTTTCGTTCCACTTGAACACCAGCACGCCGTCGGGGTGCAGCACGCGGAAGCATTCGGAGAAGCCTGCCCGCAGATCCTCGCGCCAGTCGGCGCCGAGTTTGCCGTACTTGGCCGCCATCCACGACTTCGGACCAGCGCGCACCAGATGAGGCGGATCGAACGCGACCAGGTTGAACGTGCCGTCGGCGTAGGGCAGCGCGCGGAAGTCCACCAGAGACTGCGGTGCGATCTGCAGGGTGCGCGACCCTGCCAGGTTGCCGTGGCTTCGGTCGGCCACGGTCAGGGTTTCGTGGCGCCGGTCGGCGTACACGACATCCGGGTGCTCGCGGTTGAACCACATCATCCGGCTGCCGCAGCACGGGTCCAAGACGCGTGGGCTCACGGGTACTCACCGCGCAGATCAGATGGCTTCGGGTAGACCGCCGAGGTGTCGGTCGTCAGGTCCGGCTTGGCGTCGCCACGCTCGCACGCGATGTCTTCATTGCCCTTGATGATGCCGGCACCGTCCACGACCTCTAAGCCATCGGCGGTGGGCGCCTTCATGGTCCGCTCGGCAGTGAGGATGATCTCGGTGACCGATTGCACCATCTCCGATACAACGTCGTGACTGATGCTGGCAAGCACGTTCCTCAAACCTCTGCGGTCGGTCAGGTCAGCGAAAATTCCGCGTGCGGCCGCGTGAGCCCAATCTGTGGCCGGTGGCGGGGTCCGTGGGTTCTGGCTTTCCCAGAACTCATGGCCTCCGTCATAGGGGAACTGGGCGCCGTGATTGATGCTCTGCTGGGCCTTGGTCAACTCACCCGCTTGTTTTTCGATAGTCATTGCGGTCCTCGCTTGATCGTTTCGGAGTAGTGCTCGCCGCGCTCGCTGGTGTAGATCGCCTCCAACTTGTCGCACTGGCGCATGAGGGCGTCGGCTTCGTCAGGGCGGGATTCGTGGATGGCGTAGGCCGACATTCCAGCGCGGAAGATCGTGTCCTCCAGCGCGCGGGCGAGGTCATAGCACGGCGGATATTTGCGGCGGCTCAAGGACGGCCTTCAGCAAGCGCCGCCCGCGAGATCCGCAGGACCAGCGGCCCTTCGCGGCCGTCGCCGGTGATGGTGCCGTGGCACTCCGAACGCTCCTTCGGCGTCAGGTTTCGCCACTTCGCGATCGCATAGTCGCCGACCAGCAACCCGATAGTGCCTCCGCGCTCGCTCGGCCCATAGGAAACGCCATGCTCGCGGCACCATTGCTCGGCGGCGTGCATGGCCGCAAACGTCCCGGTCTGGTCGAACCGGATTACCAGCGTGTCATCGGCCATGGCGTGGATTCCGTTGGCAAGGTTCTTATAGACGGCGCTCATGCTTTTTCTCTATGGTCCTTGCTGATCGCGGCAATCCCGCGCCAGCCGCGGATGGAAAATGTCCCGACTCTCGGGGTCGGAAGGCGAACAGCGCCGATCGCAGCATCCACGACGCGCTGCAGCGCTTCCGGGCTCAACTTCCACAGGTAGTAGTCGTCGGCGCTGGCAATCGTCGTCCACCAGCCGGTGTTCGTGCTGCTGCAACTGAATCCCGCGGCGCGCTCGGTGGTATGCTCAAAACCGACGAAGTTGTATCCCAGCGGCCACCCGCCGGTGTCGTCGATCATCTGGAAGAAGTCGCCATCGTCGATCGCTGGGCGCGGGTGGGACAGGCCGGGGCGCATCAGGCGGGAGTCTGAAATGCTCATTGACTATCTCCGGCGACGATATACGTTGAGATGCGTTGAGGATTTCCTCCGTACGGCAACCTAGACCCGGCCTTGGTTAAATAGAATGCGGTTGCGTTGCATTTCGGGCAAATCAGAGTGGTCAGACCTTGCTTATCCGTCTTCCCTTTTACCCGATCTTTTTCATAATGACGGTGGCGGCAGCGAGCGCATTCAACCATGTAATTAAGTTGCGACCCCACTCCAGGGCGATCTCCAACTGGGGCGGGTTGACGCTTGACTTTGACGCTCATCCCGCACCGCCGGTCGCCTTGCGAACAGCCGCGCGCGCGGCGAGGTACGCCATGGCGACGCCACTACTCGGCAGGCTGTCATAGATGTAGTAGTCGCTCATTTCTGGCCGGATGTCGTACACGGCATTAAGAGCCGCCACCAGCGCCTTGTTGGAATCCAGCAGATCCGGTGAGGCTTCGACCAGGCAGGCGCACGCCTCGGCTTCGGCTTCGGTGCATTCGCGGTCGTACTGGACGGTGATGGTGATCCGGTTCTTGAACTGCTCGGCACCCTCGCGCCATCCGGCGTGCATCAGCGCGTAGACGGTCCGGCCGGCGCGAAGCCACGGACCTGGGGTGTGATCTGCCATAAATAGGCTCCTTGATTGGCCGCATTGCGCGCGGCGGACTAAGCGTGAATCCACTATTCCACATGCCATGGACAAAAGCAATAGCTAACGATAATCTTAGCGAATCGCCACGATTAAGGATCGGAAATATACAGGCCGCCAGCGGTCGCCGCGCCGATACAGTGGGCGAATGGACAATTTCGCCCAGATTTCGAGCGCGGCTCACTCCGGTGCCTACGGCATCAACAACATCCCGGAGCCGTCTCTGGCGAATCTCCGCGCCGGCAACTACAAAAAAGGCAGGTGCGAGATTCACGGGCTGCGGGTCGCGATCGAAACGCCGCAGGGACAGCGCCGGTCCGGCAAGGAAGACGGCAAGCCGTGGTCGGTGATCTGCCAAGCGCACTACGGCTACATCGAAAAGACCCGCGGCGCCGATGGCGACGAACTGGACGTGTACGTCGGCCCGTGGCCCGAGTCAGGCATGGCCTACGTCGTGAACCAAGCGAAGCCCGACGGCAGCGGGTTCGACGAGCACAAGATCCTCATGGCGTTCCCGGACTCGGATTCAGCCGTGATCGCCTACCGCAACAGCTACGAAAAGCCGGGGCCGACGGAGATGGGTATCGTGCCCTGCACCATCGATCAATTGAAGTGGTGGCTCAAGTTCGGCAACCACGCCATCCCCCTGACCTCCGACCAACTGCCCTACGATGGAACCGCGACCATGAATGATGTCACCTGGGATTCCACTGCCAACCCGGTCAACATGACGCTGCCGCAGCTGCTCTACGCGATGCGCCGCGACGATGCCGGCGACCACCTGCTGTTGGATGCGGTGACGCAGGCCGACGTTCTGGAGGCATCCGAGGGCGAGGCCGTGCTCGATGCGCTGGTCGTGCCGCTTAACCGGCTGGAGCGCAAGATGGGGCAGATGCAGGTGATCATGCGCGCCGCCAGCAAGGCAGTGCGCCCCGGTGTCCTGCAGATCACGCCCCCGTTCAAGCAGCGCGGGACGACGAACGTCGCGGCCATCTTCGAAATGGACGACGGCCAGACCGTTACCGCCTACTTCCACAACCCCGACGCGACGCCGAACAAGCTCACGCCGGACGACGAGATGGTCAGCTGGAAGTGGATGCTCAACAAGAAGGACGTGACGATCGTCGTCGCGCCGGAGCGCGGGCAGGAACTGAACCCGCGCGAGGTCGCGCGCCGGATCATGCGCCTGGTCGAAGCCAACTCCGCCCGGTTCCAGGCCGCGAACACGCGCCGCACCGAGCGTGTTCGCGGCATTGAAGCCAGCAAGGCCTCCGTGGCGGCGAAACAGGCCGAACTGGACGCGCTGGGCACCGAGATCGCAACGCTGGAAGAGCAGGTCGAAGCGAAGCGCGCCGCGCCGCCGGCTGTTCTGGAGGGCGGTGAACCTGCGTCCGAAGGGCAGCCGATCAGCGCTGGTGACGCGAAGGCGTCTGCGGAAGGTCCCGAGAAGGCTCCCTACTCAGATCGGCACAAGTTGCTGGCCGCGCTGATCGACATCGGCTGGCAGAACCGTGCGAATCCTGCGCTTCAGCGGGCGGGCGGGCCGGATGAGTATTACTGGGTCAGCAAGACGATCGGCGGCGGCAATGTGAACCACATCAACCCGGAAGGGAACCGGGCACTTTCGGCAAAACTGATCGATGGCGAGATGCAGGCCCGTCACGGGGATAACCCGCTGGTCACGGTCGCGTTCAATCCTGACGCATCGTTCGAAGAGAACGCGAAGCGCTTGGACGCTGCCGTCAATGCCATCGATCCTCGCCAAGCCCAGCCGATAGCGGACCTGAGTCGAGACGCAACCATCGCAGAAGTGTCGGATGCGATGCGCAAGACCCGCGACATGACGGTCTGGTGGTCTGATCCGTCGGTGAACTCTGTGATCAATGCTGGCGTTTCAAAAGGCTGGCTACGACGCAGTTCAACCACGCAGGTGGAGTGGACCGAAGAGGGAGCCGCTCTCGCGCGCGTGATCGCGGCCGACGCCATGACATCTGCTGTGGTTTCAGCACTGAAGGATGCCGGATGGGAGGAGTCCGACGGTGGCGCGCTCGCGAAGAAGACCTTCAAGACGGTCAACGTCCAGCAGGACGCGCTTGCGTTCCTGACCGATGGGGACCAGTACAACCGCACCCTGCAGTTCCAGAGGGCCGCAACGTCGCCGCCGGCGACAGTGCGCTGATCCCCAAGGGGTCTACCGACCAGGAAGCGGCGGCAATCACAGCGGCGGCGGCGGCGCGCGCCGAGAAGTCGATCAACGAATCCTACGGCGTGAGCCGGGCGGCAGCACCCACCCCGCCCTACAACCCGGACGATATGGACACTGCCAAGGCGGTTATCGCGCTGTCAGCAAAAGACTCCCAACCCCCTTATGTCGTCTACTTCAACTACATCGATTCCGGACTCGGCGACAGGCGAAAACGACTCATTGAATTCATGAAGGCAAACACATGATCCAGACCGAATATGCTGTCCTGACCCCGGCCGGAAAGTTTGTGGCTCAGTGGGATGAAGATCCTGAAAAACCAATCACCTATGCTGGAAATTCCTCGGCTGTCGCCTACTTCCGGGAGTTCATGAATATCGCTCGGGTGACCGGCAATGGAGGGATGCAGGTTGATCCGGACAACATGGAACCGGCCGACCTTCTCGGGTTCTGTCAGTCCGAGGAGTATGGGGTGCTTGTGCTTCAAGACGCAGAAGATGCCTTGCTTGACGTGACCACAGCCGCGGAATCGATGGCTGCGGAAGGGCTCTAAGTGGCCGACATCAGGGTAGCAATCAAGGGGCTTCGGCCCCTTTTTGTTTGCGACTCCATGGATCGGAAACCGGGCCAGAAGGCCGTGGTTCAGGACTTTTAATCTGGCCGGGTCAAAAGCCGCGCTAGTCGCGCATAGACGTTCCTCCATATCCACAGAGAGTTCCTATGACCACTCGCGCACAGTACATCGACCCTCGGGCAGCCGAGCTCGAAAACTTCATCGACCATTCCCATGCGACGGCCTGCGACGGTAACAGCGCCGCGCTGGACTCCGCTGCCATCAAGAGCACCAGCAAGTCGCTCATCGAAAAGGGCGATCTCCCGAAAGAATTGCAGGAGATCGTCGCGCTGGTTCCGGAAGACCGCCAGGCCCAAGTCCTGGACTCGGTGCTGATGGGTTCCAATATCTTCCTGCAGGAACACGGCGCGCTGCCGACCGGCGACGTGCTGCAGGCCGCGTGCCAGCAGGCGCTCGCCGCGTCGAAGCGAATCGACGCCAATGGGCACCTGTTCGACTCGGTCGGCTCGACCGATCACCACGACCAGCTGAGCGCCCAAGCCAACCGTATCGTCGTGGCGATGACCAGCGCCATCGCCGAGATGATCCCGTTCGGCACCCTGCTGCCGACCGACACCGGTTCCAACGAAGCCAAGCTCGGCATCGTGAGCCACCAGGCCGGTTCGCTGGCCGGCGGCTACATCGTCGGCGAGCTCCTGGACGGCGTCAACATCGGCAAGCCCTACATCAGTTCCGAGCGCACCGTCACCCTGACGCTGGCTGGCGATCGCGCGACCGCGACCGGCAAGATCACCGGCGTCGTCGGCGGTTCCGAGGATACGCCGCTGCTGCGCGCCCGCACGATCGTTCTGGTCAATGGCTACCCGTGCGCCTACGAACTGCCGAACACCGCGGCCACCGTCGCCAACAGCCCGCTCTCCGGCAGCATCAACATCGCCGGCACCGACTACGCGATCAGCGGCACCGTGACCGTGGCGACCGGCGCCGTTTCGCTGGCATTCTCGCCCGCGCTGCCGGTCGGCACCGTGGTCAGCGCCGAAGGCTACATCGATTACGAAGTCGCGCCGCAGCTGGCACCGAGCATCCTGACCCAGGTCCAGACCTTCTCGCTCTTCGCGGTGCCGTGGCGTGTCCACGCCTCGCAGACCGTGGACAGCAAGACCCAGTACGCCAACGAACTGGGGCTGAGCCTGGAAGGCGAGAACATGATGGCGGTCCGCAACCAGTTCGCGATGGAACGCCACTACATGGCGCTGCAGAAGCTCAAGAACCTGGCCCTCAACAACGCGCGGACGTACGACTTCGACTGGGCCGGTCAGAAGGAGCAGAAAACGCGCGCGCAGGTATGGCAGGACGCCATGGCCGTCATCGGCGTCGCCGATCAGCAGATGGCCGAAGATACGATGGACCACGGCATCACCCACATGTACGTGGGCAAGAAGCTGGCGGCCCAGTTCCAGAGCCTGCCGCCGGAACTGTTCGTGTCGTCCGGCATCACCGTGCGTCCTGGCATCTACCGCGTCGGCCGCGCCTTCGGTCGCTACGAGGTCTACTACTCGCCGAAGATCGTCGAAGAAGGTTCGGGCACCGCGCAGATGCTCTGCATCGGCCGTTCGAATCAGGTCGCACGCTGCCCGATCGTCATGGGCGACGCGGTCGCGCCGACCAACCTGCCGGTGGCGATGGGTACCGATCTGAAGTCGCGGACCGCGTTCTACGCCCGCAACTTCACCAGCGTGAACCCGCACGTGCCTTCGGCCAAGGGTGCCGCGGTGATCAACATCACCAACTTCGGCTTGTAATACGGCCACCCCTCGGGGGTGTTCAAATCCGTCGGCACGCCCTCCGGGGCGTGCCTTTCGGCAAGGGTTCACACCCACCAAATTCAGGAGTCCAGTTCATGGCCAACCTCACGAAAGCGCAGAGGCTCGCGAAGGCGGCTGCCGCCGACGCTGCTGCCGCTACTGCTGCCGCCGCCGACGCTGCAAGCGCGCAGACCACCAGCGCCGAAAATACCAAAACGGGCGACTCCGGTACGGCCGACGGCACCGCAGCCGCATCGAACGACGCGGGCCTGGAAACCATCAACACCGAGGCAGTATCCGAAGCGACGCAGGTCGCCGCAGACGCGGCGGCGCCGGCTGCGGCCAATACGGCACTGGTGGGCGAAGCCACCCCGGCGGCCGGCGCAGATGACGGTATCGACACGGTCGCGGACACCGCGGCCAAGGATGCGCCGACTGCGGGCCCGGTGACCGGATTTCCGCTGCGCGCGCGAGTCAGAAACAACACACGCATGCCGGTTCAGGTGCCCGCGCTGAATCTCGACCTTCCGGCTTCTGGCGAGGCGACGATCACCATCTACAGCGAGGGCGACTTCAAGACGCTGCACAGCGACCTGACCGCCCTGTTCTCCCTCAACGGCTTCCGTGAAAACGCATTCACCGTGAGCCCTGCCGAGACGACTGAAGCATGAGCGCCATCCCGTTTACCCGCAGTCTCGGCGTCCGTTCCGGCGTCCAGCTGAACTACATCAAGGACGACAGCGAGCGATTCGTCGGCGGGGACAGCGGGCAGGTGTTCGCCGGCGTCGCTCGCTTCACGCGCGGACGCATCGACAAGGCATTCTCGGTCAGCCGGGGTGAGATGTTCCGCCTGCTCGGCGCGCCCGTATCCCCGAGCGTCAGCGCGCTCAACGAAGCCATGCTTCATGTGTACGAGGCCTTCCAGAACGGCGCCCAGCGCGCGGTCATCTCCAGGCTCGTGCCCGCCGCGGCCAGCCTGAAGTGGATGGTGGCCAAGGACGACGAAATCACTGGAGGTTCCCCGGAGCCGGTCTGGACGGTCTCTGCCACCACCGACGCACCGACGACCGGTTTCCTCTTGGCAGTTCGCCACCTCGAATGCTTCAACGAAGGGGTTCGCGCCGAGATCCACGCAGATGCTGCGGTGGACGGAGATGACACCCCGGTCGCCAGCAAGTGGGTGCGCCTGCGTATCCTTGACCTGACCGGCAACCTGCTGTTCGACTTCGAAGGTTCGCTCGACCCGCTCGCCGTCAACGATTCCGGCGAATCCACGTATCTGCCGAACGTCGTGTCGCAACAGGAAGATGACTTGGAAGTCATCGTGGCTGCAAGCGCCGAAGTGCCGACCGATTCGGTCTACTACGGCGACGACGTGGACGGCAATGCGAAGACCGCTGCCGGCGACCTGGTCTACTTCACCGAGGGCGGCACGACCTATGCCCCCACCGATGTCGATCGCGCCGTGCTCGCGCTGCGGAACACGATGTTCCCGTTCGGCTACATCGCCGGTCTCGGCACGCTCTCGACGACCCTGATCGCCAAGTTGGCGCCGATGGCGATCGAGATCAACAAGCAGGTGATCTTCGATATCTCGGGCTCGCTGTCGGTCGATGCCGCAATCACCTTCGCGAACCAGTTCAACTTCGACTCGCACTACGTCCAGTGGTACTGGGCGCCGCTGCGCGCCGTGGATCCGCTCAACGGCGGCAAACTGGTGTTCGGTACGAGCGGCGTGCAAATCGGTCTCCGCTGCCGCAGGAACGCGCAGACGGACTCGAATGGCGTCCCGCCCAGGAACTATCCGATCGCCGCCAAGAACTGGCCGCTGGTCCGCACTGCTATCGTGCAGATCACCACGCCGACCGACGAAGATCTGGAAAAGCTGGCCAAGGCCCGCATCAACCCGGTCATCTTCCAAGCCTACAACTCCGGCAGCGCGTTCGTGTTCTACGACTCGCTGACGGCCGCGAAGACCACGGCCGACCGCAAGTTGATCGCGGTCGCGGAGATGTCCAGCCAAGTCGATGACTGGGTGACATCGGCGGTCAAGGAATACCTGCAGTTGCCGATCTCGGACACGATCAAGCGCACCACCGACTTCCTCCAGCTGCTGTTCGAAGGGCTGGAAGCTGCGAAATGGCTGGTGCCGTCCGCAGCGCTGGAAAACAGATCGTTCGTGGCGACGGTTCGCCCCAACGCCCAGCGTCCGAAAGACCGTGTTGACGTGGACTACTGGCTGAGCTACGACGGCACGACCCGCGCGATCCACGTCCAGCAAACCATCTCGAAATAAGGAGTCACCCATGTTGCGCAGACACCCGGCTTATGAAGCCATCAAGGACATCACGGCCGCGAAGCCGAAGGCCGCTGCCGCGGTTCTCGATGACGCAAAAAACAAGGCGGACGCCGAGGCGAAAGCCGCTGCTGATGCCGCTGCTGATGCCGCTGCCAAGGCGGTGCTGGACGCCGCAGCTGCGCCCGTTCTCGATGAGGCCGGCGCCTACCAGGACAGCGACATCGCGCTCAAGGCGGTCGCCGCGGTTCAGGAGTGGGCCGAAACCACGGCGGCTGATCTCGACGATGGTGAAGGCATCGGCGATCGCCTGTTCAGCCTGCTCGCCGGCATCGCCGATGCGGACATGGATGGCGAGGTCAGCGATGCCGAAGCCGACATCATGAATCAGGCCGCCAACGTCGCCGCGGACTACCTCATCGCGAAGGGCGCCCCGGAATCCGATGTGGTCTCGCTGCTGGAAGAATTCGACAACGACTTGGCCGAATCGATCCAGGAACTCGCGCTTTCCGCACTTCCCGACGGCGACGCCGCCGCCGCGGAAGAGATCGACGAGTTCGTGTTCGGCGACGGCAGCGATGAAGCCGCGATGGATTCCGCTGGCGCCCACCGCGTCGTGGATGCATCGGGCGATGTCGGCATCAACTTCAACGGCGTCGTTCTGGATTCGACCACCTTCGCCTCGATGACCAAAGTGCCGGACTGGATGAAGATGACCGACGCCAAGATCCTCGAGTTCGCCGAGAAGGCCGGTGCCGAGGCGAAGGTCTTCGACGCGACGTACAAAAAGAAGATCGTCGTGCGCCGCGGCAAGAAGGTCCGCATCAACAAGCGGGTGTCCGGCACGGTGCGCCTGAACGCGAAGCAGAAGATGGCAGTCAAGAAGATGCTCCGGAAGTCGCACTCGGCGGTCGCGCAGATGCGCCGCGCCAAGTCGGTGAAGATCCGCAAGCGCGCGGGCCTGTAAGCGCAGGCGATGCCGATCATCCCGAAAATCGGGGGAAAAGGAGACGGCCTCATTCGTGGGGCCGTTTCTACTGCGTCCGGGAACTTGGGGCAGCAGATCAAGGGCGTCGCCGCGCGCGAGGCAGGCGCGCTGCGCTCTGGGTCGGCGCTTGGACAGGTCGGCCGTGTCGTGGATCTACGCACCGGCGGCCTGCTCACATCGGGCAAGGAACTTCTCGGCATCGCGCGCGGCGGCGCCGGCGAGACCGGTTCGCTGGAGGGCACCGCGCAGAGCCGGCGCGATCCGCCGCTCAACAGTTCGACGCTGCCGCAATGGGGGCATCTGTCCGAGCACCTGTTCGCGCGCATCTTCCCCTGCGATTCGAAAGGCGCCGAGATCATGGGCGAGCGCGGAGAATCGAGCGCGATCCTGGCGCCGGCGACCGAGGTGCAGTTCGAATCCACGCTCAACTGGCAGTCGCCGTTCGAAAACTCAGGCCCGGAGAGCAAAGCGCCTACCGTCATGGCTTTGCTGCAGACCGGCCAGATCGCGACCGTTGCAAACTCGCTTCAAGCGGTGCTGCCCGATGGCGTCGTAGGCGACTTCGCCAAGGATCTCGCCAGCAAAACGGAACGCTGGGCCAAGTCCCTGGAAGGCCGAACCGGCATCACGAAGTTGAACTCCAGGCAGGTCTTTTCCGGCATGCCGCCGATCCGCATCACGTTCCAGTTGCACCTGCGCGCGGTGAATGATGCCGAAGCGGAGGTCATGGCCTTGTACCAGAAATTGCTGATGTGGGCCTGGCCGCAGAAGCTCGCCGAGAACGGCATCGTTTCGGAAGGTCTCACCAGCGATGAGGGAATTATTCGGGCAATGTTCCCTTCGTTGGCGCCGCAGATGGTTGGCTTCAAGTACGGCAACAACCGCTACATGCCGATGGTGATCGAATCGGTGGGGAATCAGCTGGACGGCCCGATGGACCGCGAAGGCAGGCCCATCTACCGAAGCGTCGCCCTCACCTTGGCCACGCTCACCGCGCTGGACACCAACGACGTACCCAAAATTTTCAGCAGGAGTTGACAGATGGCCACCACCAACGTGAAGACTGGCGCCTACCTCAGAAGCCTCTACGCCTCGACCTCGGCGCTCGGCGACAAGGTGGTCTCGTCGGACGCCTTCTTCGAGATCGAAGGTCACGAACAGTTGGGCCTGCTGATCAAGCAGTTCCCTTGGCCCGAGTTGTCGCCGGCCGGCGAAATCGAAGTGCCGATGCCGTACGGCGCGGCGCGCTGGCAGCCGCAGCAACTGAAGGTCAACCAGCAGGGTCAGATCACGCTGCTCGAAACCCAGGCTGGCCACGTCCAGACCCTGATGGAAAACCTGATCTTCAACGCCGGCGCGCGCTTCAACGCGAAGGTGTACGAAGGCACGCCCGACGACTACACCAGGGTATGCAAGATCCGGGACTGCTTCATCCAACTGGACAATCCGGACCGTGACTGGGAATCGCGCGGGCAGATCCTGCAGATCACCGGCACGCTGTTTTTTATGTACTTCGGGAATCAGTGATCCCATCCGAAGCCGGCTGGACCGGCTCCGGTTTCGTTACATCAGGTCTCCCGTCGAAACTCTCATTCCAGCGATCGCCATTCGCGATCATTGAGATCATTCGGCGAGAGACCGAGTAGTCGGCGGCTATGGTTTCATGTTTTTCACCGCGCAAGGCCCTTGCGCGGATCGTCCGAACCTGATCTGGTTGCAATTTGCAACGTCGGCGTTTGTTGGTGAAGCCGTGAAGCCGACCATGATCGCGTGCATGAGCAATGTTTCTTTGATGGGACGACCATTCCAAGTTCGACGGCACGTTGGCTAACTGGTCAAGGTTGAGGTGATTCACCTCTGGAAGCCCGTCCGGATTCGGCAAGAATGCCTCTGCGACAAGTACGTGAACAAGGCGCTGAGATGAGACCCCGTCACGCGTTATCGTCACATGATGGTATCCGGCAGACATCAGATTCGATTTCTTCAGAGCCCCTTTGAAATTGAGCACCGTGCCGTTAGCGCGATACGCAACGCGCGGCAGACTCCTGACCCTGCCGAGGTCACTGACCTCATATAGGCCTTCAAACCCTACGACAGGGCGCCATTCCTCAGGCATCAATTGCATTCCAGCTAAGCGGGCGGATACAGTAGCAATAGCTAATAGTGAAATTCAAGCCGCATCGGAAATTGGCTTACGCCAAACCCGATGATCTACTCCACCATTGCCGCAACACGAACGGGATCGTTCCTCCGCATGCTGCTTGCCGATATCGTCGAAGGGTACATCGAGAATCCGCCTGCCAATTTCATGCTGGCAACGGAGTTCGTGGCGCGCTGCCTCAAGAGGGCGGTTCGGTTCTATTGCGGGTACCAGAAACTCAAGGCCGGCACGCTCCCCGATGGGGAGATTCACGACCCGATCGACGCGAGCAATGAGATCGCTGGCGCGCAGAACTTCGACCTGACGCCAAGCGAATACGCAATCATCCAGCCTCTGTTCGAACTCTACGTCGAGCACGAGAACGCGATGATGCTGGAGGCCTCGCGCGGGCTCGGCGTCGATGTCTTCGGTCGAACGGTTTCCGAGATCGCGCAGGACATCACGCAACGCGAGATGGACCTGCCGAAGTTGGCGTTCATGGAGCCGGCGGAGACGATCTGATGCCGCGGGAATTCGACAGGATCAACGTCACCGCGTCGCGCCCTTTCCGCGACAGCATTTTCGAGCGCGTGACAAACGCGGTGACTCAGCGCGCGCTGGATAAGGCGGGTTCGAAGATTCCGCAGTCCGCACGCAAGCATCTCCCGCTCGCGCGGAAACTGCTGAGCGGCGGTGTTGACGGGCTGATCGGCGCCGGCCTGGACGGGCTATTCGAGCGCTTCGGCATCAACGGCACCACGCTTGCGACAGGCGTCGAATACCAGCCGTCTCAGTTGATCGGTGGGATTACGATGGCCGAGGCGCGCCGGCGCTTCGAAGAGCATGTCGATTCCGTCGATCCTTCCAAGAAAAACCTGTGGAACATCCGCGTCCGCAACATCAAGGGCGGCAAACCACTCGACATCAACCTGTTCGCGCTGGATGTCAGCTATGCTCCGTTCCAGGTGCAGGGCGACGCGGTGATGGTCGGATCCGGATCCTTCGACAACGTGACCAATGCGGATCGTTGCGAGATGCGGGTGACGACGCTCGACGACACCAGCGGCACCGTGAAGCGATGGTTTGCGGAGCGGCACGATACGATGTGCCATCAGGACGGCACCTTCGGCCTGCCGATCGAATACCTGTTCCGCGTTGACGTGCTTCACGCCTACATCGATGAGCAAATCGACGGAGCCGCGCAAGGATGGACCGACAGTTTCGTGATGCGTCCCGGCGCGCTGGACTTCGAATTGTCGCGGCGCGAGAGCGGGCTCCAAGAGATCCAGATGACATTCGTCCAGTGGGACACCTTCGCCAACCTGACCTGAGCCGATGCCGAACTTTCCGCCACTCCGAACACCGCGCATCCAAGCCGAGATGCACGAATTGTCCGCGCGAGACGCGATCGCGCTGTGCCAGATGCCGGCCGATCAGTGCGAGTACGGCGCGACAGAACTGCTGAAGCGCATCTTGGACGAGCAGAAGGATGTCCGCAAAGGACAAATCACCGACTGCCGGCTGTGGACAGTGCAGGAGCGCGCATTCGCGATCGCTCACTACCTGGCCGGCGTGATCGGCGGCGACTTCCAGATCGGCGAATCCGGGCACTATTCCGACTACATCATGGAGGCTGGAATTTCTGGTCCGCCGGCGGCGCTGGAGATTGGCGAGATCGCTGGCGCCGAGTGGATGCTGCAGCCGATGCTTGGCTGGCATGCTGAGGCGATCGAGCGACTGATCCAAGCCGAGGAATTGCCCGCGGACCGTAGCGGCTGGCTCACCGGCGCGTTGGCGGTGCAGGTCTACCGATTCGATGATGGGTGCCTCGACTGCGCCGACCATACCGACGCGGAGATCGATGCCGCTGTGCATGCGCGCGCGGTCGCGCTTATGGCGTTGCCGGAGTCGCATTTCATGGCGCTGGTCGCCGCGTACTACATGCACGGCCCCGAAACCGACCACATCTTCCACCTCACGATCTGCGAAGATGGTCTCGGGTTCCTGCCGGCCAAGGAGGTGGCCGGCAATCCCCCGGCCCGATTTCATTTTTCCATGGCCATCCGCGAAGACACGATGGAAGTATTCGGCCCAGCTGCAGGAGTCGCTGATTGAGTTGGCGCTATTCTTGGGCCAGGACTTCACCGCGGTCGATTCGCTGCCGGTGAGCCGCATTGACGCGCTCTACGAATCCGACGCCTACAAGGCATGGAAGCAGGCGAGGGACAACGCACTGCGGCTGCCTGGCGCGCTGTTCGGGCGAATTGACGGATTGAGCAAGCAGATCCGCGGATTGGCGCAAGCGGTCTCTCCGCGATAGGTTCGGAAACCGAAACGCGTCACCATTGGCTCGCGGCGCGATGATTGTCTGGACGCAACAGGAGATCGCGCCCGATGTCGAAAAAATCGCTGCTTACCGAAGCCGACTTCGCCCGTGCTGCCAAGAATCTTGGCGCCCGGGTCGCCGCGGTGAAAGCGGTTCTTGAAGTCGAAGCGCCGCGGGGCGGATTCCAAGCCGATGGGCAGGTTTCGATCCTGTTCGAACGGCACAAGTTCAGCAAGCACACGCGGGGCCGCTTCGACAAGAAGTACCCAGATATCAGCAATCCGATCGCGGGCGGCTACGGCCCCTACAGCGTCCAGCATGCCAAGTTGGCGCGCGCGGCCGCGCTCGATCGCGAAGCCGCGCTGATGTCGGCGAGTTGGGGCAAGCCGCAGATCTTGGGCAGCAACTGGGCCGAGGCCGGCGCGGAGTCGCTGCAAGACTTCATGAACAAGATGCACGAGAGCGAGGGTTCCCAACTTGACCTGTTCGTCGGCTTCATCAAGGCGAACAAGACCAGGTGGAACGCACTGAAGGCGCTGAACTGGGCGGAATTCGCGCGGCTCTACAACGGGTCGAACTACCGCAGGTTCAAGTACGACACCAAGCTCGCGGCGGCGTACAAGAAATTCAGCGGAGCGACAGTCTGATGGGCGAGATCACGACCGCGCATATCATGATTCTCATCGGCGTGTTCGCTATCGTCGTCCCTATTTTGACGGTGATCGGGATGTTTTTTCTGAACCGCCTGTTCGGGAGCGATGACGCGCTGAAGAATCAGGTGCATGCACTTGAACTCGCACAGATGGCCATGGAGGCACGTATCGGCGCAAGCGTCCGTGACGAATACGCCACGAAGGAAGACATTCGGAGAATGGAAGCATCGATTGCTCAACTTGGCGAATCGCAGCGGCAATACACCGAAGCTGTGCAAGCCATGCTCAAGCCCATCGCTGATCAACTTGTGATATCGGCGGCTCGCCGGTGAGCGGCATGATCAAGAAGTCGGAAATCGATCAGATCGCCGAGATGCTTGGCGGCCTTGCGACAACGATGGGCGAATCGGTGAAGGAGCAGACCGAGATCCTTCGCGGCCTGTCAGAAACGATCCGTGCACAATCAACGGGCCAGGTGCAGCAGGTCAACATTCCGCAGCAGAACCAGATTCCGCCGTTGATCGGTCGAATGGAGCGACTGGTCTGGGCCATGGCATTCGTGGCATCAGTGGCGGTCGTCATCGCGTTCTTCCAAGGGCAGCGAGTGACTGATATGCGGATCGATATGCAAGCCGACCGCGCGCGCAGCGAAGCGCATGCGGCTTGGGCGCGCGAAGAAGCGCAGATCGTGCGTGGCTACATCTGGAAGGGCGTCGTGCCCCGAATCAACCAATACCCGCAGCAGGAATCCAGGAAATGACGCAGTTCACGACGAAGGGCGAAGAGGAGGAGATCATCCTTCCGCTGCCGCCGAAGAAAAAGGTTCTGGGCCTGCCGCTGGTGCCGGACGCAGCGAACGCCCGCAAGTGGTGGTCAATGCGTTGGATGGGCATCTCTGGCGCACTGCAACTTTTCAGCCAAACGCTGGAAGCCCTGATCGAGCCGGCACGAACGGGCTGGTCGCTGATCCCGGCCGACTGGATCTCGCGCGTCCCCGAATGGGTTCCGAGCGTGTTTGGATGGATGGCGATCGCCGCGCTGGCTGCGGCCGGCTTGGCGCGCGTGGTGCAGCAGCGGAACCTGCGGATCATTTCGGATCCGGTTCCGGAAAGTCACCCGATCAATGCTCCGCTGCTTCCGGACCCGCCCCGCCCCGCCCCGCCGACCCGGCAAGGCCACTGATGACCCTGTCAGGGTTCGCCGAAGCCTGTCGCACCTGATGCTGCCGCTGCGCTCCGGGCTTCCTGACGCCGCCAACGTTGCCGGCCAGTACCGGCTGCACGCGGACAGGGTCGCGAACGGCGAGGCGGACATGCCGGCGAATGCGCTGCTGGTCGAATTGAACGCGGCCGGCGCGCTGAGCGTCACCCTCATCGGCCCGCCCATGGATGGGCATTCCATCAAGGCAGCGCTGCTGGCGGCCGCCGACCATCCAATCAACAGCGGTACGCACTCATGCCTGTGACGCCCATCACCATGTTTTTCCTGCTTGCCGCTTGGCATGCGCTCGCCGATTATCCGTTGCAGGGCGATTTCCTGTCCAAGGCGAAGAATCGGCTCAGCCCGATTCCGGGTGTTCCTTGGTTTCAGGCCATGGGCGCCCACGCGCTGATTCATGCCGCCGGCGTCGGCATCTTGACCGGTTCAATCTGGCTTGCCGCGCTCGAGTTCGTCGCTCATGGCGTGATCGACGACATGAAATGTCGCGGACGGATCGGGTTCAACGCGGACCAATTCCTCCACCTCACGTGCAAGGCGGCGTGGTGCCTTCTTGCCTGGACATTCGCATGAAATTCCTGCTGAACCTGATTCCCGCGCCATACCGCCTCGCCGCCGGCCTCGCCGCACTGTTCTTCGTCGTCGCCGGGTCGGCCAGCCTCGGCGGCTGGGGTGCCTGGAAGATCGCCACTTGGCGCGCGAACGACGCCTGGCAGGAAAAGGTCACCGCGGCCGAAAACAAGGTCACCGAACTGAAGCAGGATGTCCAGGACCGCGACACCAGCATCAAGGATCTGCGGGCATCAATCAAGACGCAGAACGACGCGATCGCCGCGCTCGAGCTCGCCACCGCCGAGACCGCGCGCCTGCAGGCCGAGGCCCGCAAAGCCGCGGAGGTACAGGCGAAGGCCGCGGCGAAGCGCGTCGCGGACCTGCAGCGCATGCTCAAGTCCGGCGCTACGCCCGAGGATGCCATGAAGGCCTACTGGGAGGCCTCGCGATGGCCAGAGCCGAAGTAGTCACGGACAGCGAGGGTCGTTTCTACGGGGTCAAGTTTCTCTGCCCGTGCGGCGTTTGCGGCGGGGCGACCTTGGCCGTCGGCTGGACGCCGCCCGGCATGGAGCGATCACCGCACCGGCCAAGCGCGGCGGGATGGGGCTTCAACGGCGACCTTGATCTCCCGACGTTCTCGCCATCGGTCCTGAACCGGGTGGGGCACTACGCCGATGGCAACACGGAGCAGTGCTACTGCACATGGTCGAAACGGTACCCCGACAAGGGAGACCCGGGGTTCGCCTGCTGCCTGTGCCACTCCTTCATCACCAACGGTCGCATCACGTTCCTCAGCGACTGCACCCACGCCTACGCAGGCCAGACCTTGGACCTGCCGGAGATCCCAGCATGATCCGCCTCTACATTCTCGCCATCGTCGTCCTCTCGATCGCTGGCTGCGCGACCCAGGAGCGCCGCATCCAAGTCCAGACCCAAGAGGTCAAGGTGCCCGTGAAGGTGCCGTGCGTGAGCGCGGCGCCGGCGAAGCCGGTCTACCAATACGGCAACGGCGCTTGGCCAGGCCTGTCGCCGGCGCTGGAGTTGGCGGTCGCCGACTTGGAAGCCGCGAAGCAATACGGCCGCGACTGGGAAGCCGCGGCCGCTGGTTGCCTGATGGTCCCGCCGGCGAAGTGAGCCGCTACGCCCTGATCTGCTCGCGCGCCATGGCGAGCAGGCGCGTGTCGGCTTCGGTCAGCACGTCCAGAAGTTTCCGGACCTCATCCAAGTAGACGACCGCGAACTTCGGGTCGTATCTGACGATACTGGACGTGTTGCTGATCACATCGGCGACTTTGATCGTCTGGACCCAGCCGCGCGCAAGTGCGAGTCGCGCGCGCGCAGCGGCCTTGCGCTCGGCGCGATTCCCTGGTTCTAGATCGGACAGCATTGTGACGCCATAAGCCACGTTGACACCGAACCGATTGCTCAAATCGCCATGGGTTAAGCCCTGATCCTCTCGCGAGTCATGGAGGTACGATGTCGCGAGCATCAATCCAGTCATGCCAACCGGGGCCACCGTCGCCACGATTCCAGCCACCTCGGCGAGGTGCAGGAAGTAGGGTTCATCGGTGTACTTGCGGCGCTGGTCCTTGTGCGTCTCGCGGGCGAAAACCATGGCGCGGTAGGGGAGGTCGTTCACGGTTCTGGATCCTTCGGCAGTGGGCGCCAGTCGCCATCGGCATCAAGGTGGGGAGGCGGCCACCCGCGGCAGAGAACCTTGATCGATCTCAGGATGCGGATGATGACACTGACCATCAACTGCGCCAATGGCACGACTGCCCAGAGCAGCCAAAGCGCGCACCACGCCAGGAATGGATGCGCGTGCCAGAAGTCCCAGAGCGTCATGCCGACACCACCGGTGCGGGGTCAAGCCCAGCATTGAGATGGAATTGAGCGTGATCCACGATTTGCTGCAACTGCAACTTGTCGTTTGAGAAGCCGGAGTTTTCGGCTTCCAACTTTGGGATGCAGGGTGCAGGCATTGGATGACCTATGACCTTCAGTGCGCCACAAATACTGCACTTTAGGACCGCTTTTGCTAGAGGATTCTGCGCGTCCATAGGCCAAAATGGAGCGGGCAGCCATTGATGAGCCAAACTCACGATGCCGTGCTTCTTGATCTTTTCGGCCACCGCCTTGGTCTCATCGTAGGCGCGCACCGCGTACGCGATCGCGTAAAGGCGCCAGATGAAGTGGAAGCGGTAGTCCTCCAGCGAGTTGCTGGACTCCCACGCATCCGAAAATCGAAACCCTTCGTACTCGGCACCATCGGGCTTGAATTCGTCCATGTTCTTGATCGCGAAGAAGGTCGATTCGTGATCCTCGGTCGTGAGCAGGACATCCTGTTCGATCTCTTCCCACAGTTCCGCGGCCCAGGCCGGCGGCGCCTCGCCTTCCTCGGTGTGCTCCTCCACGTATTCGTCGAATCGCGCCTTCACGCATTCACGGAACAGGTCCGTGTCGAATTCCTTCTTCTCGCCGTCGTTTGCGACGCACTTCTCGGCCCAGTACCCACAGTTGATGTAGAGCCCGCCGCCGGCGTCGTGGCGATCAGGTTTGTCCCGGAAGAATTCGAGCATGTCGGGCAGGCGCGTGAACATCGCCGCACCCATGTCGCCCGAGATTGCCAGATACCCGGGCCATGTCACGATGTCGAAGCCGTAGCAGCCCGTGCCGGGCTTCCGGAACTTCAGGTGGCGATGCAGACCCTGGTCAAGCACGACCTCCATCTTGTGCTCGGCGGTGTCGCGAAGGAATGCCGTCAGCACCTCGGCACGGTTGGCTTTGTGCCGGCTCATGCGGGCTCACCCGCGCGCTGCGCTTCGGGCAGGTCGGCCAGTGCGAATACGATGCCGCGGCAGTACGGCGTGCCGTCTTCTACTACGTCAAACGTAGAGTGAGGCAGATCGGTGGCGTACGTCCACGAATAGTCGCCCTCGGCGCACCAGAGCGCTTCGATCTTCCGGGAGGTGCGCTTGCGAATCATATGGTCGGCGATCTCTTCGTCCGATTCGCACTGGTCGCGGACCAGAATGCCTTCGCGGTCAAGGTGAGCGGTGCCGCCGCCATCAACGCCAACTTCGTCGTAGATCGCGCCGCGGAACTCCATCAGATCGTCGGAGGCACCGAAGACGATGACGAGGCCGGCTGCCTTCGCTTCGGCGATGATGGCGGGCAGGATATCGCAGGGATATTCAACACCGTTGATGGCAGCAGCGATTGATTCTTTGGTGTTCATGCTTGGTCCTTCTTGGGTTCGGAGCGGTAGGAGTTGAACCACTCCTCCGCTGTTTCAGGGGTTCCGAGCGATCCGGTCACGGCGCGCCGCCGGCACATCATGGCCGTCTGCCGCCAGGTAATCGGCACCGCGCCGGCGGCGATCGCCGCGGCGCGCTTGCTCAGTGCGATGTCGTAGTGACTGTGGGAGGCCTTCGGCGGCTTCTGATGCCAGCGCCGCGCGACGCCGATCGTGTCGGCCATGGCGTGCAACTCATCGTCGGAGTCGGCGATCAGGTGGCACATGATCATCCGGCCAAACGGTGCACGCATGTCGTCCACATACGCGGGCATCAGGCGAGTTCCGAGCCAGGCACCCACCACTGCCGATCGTTGTAGACGGCCGGGCCGCCGGTGACGCCTTCCAGATAGCAGCCGTCGGCCTTGTCCGGACGCACGTACTTGGCCAGAAAATCGACGACCTGCACGCGCTCGGTGCCGCGCTGTTCGTTCCGCTCGACGCGGTACATAACGCCCTCGACAGGCTCCATGGCGCCGTGCTGGCCCATTTCACCCATGGCAGCCATTGCATCGGCAACGCTGAGCGCTCCGCCGACGTGGATCAGGTACGGCATCACGAAGTGCCCACTGACGCGCTCGCGGAACTCGGTGAACGGTGTGCGCTCTTTGCCGCGCATCAGGTCGAAAGCCACGAACGGCTCATGCTTCAGCAGGTAGCGCGTGCCGTGCGCCTGGAGAAGCCACTCGCCGACGATGCGCTCACCTTCCTGCAGCACCGCGGCGAAGCGCGAGGCGTTGCGCGCGACCCATTCGCCGAACCGGTGGTGCTGCTCATAGGGCGAAGTGCTCGCGAGGTAGCCGGCGCGGGTGAGCGCGTGGATCTCGCCGTTGACCTTCGCCGCGCCGACGTTTGACCCGTCCAGTTTTTCCTGGACGATGACAAGATCGTGCCGGTCGCGGACCTTGGTCGTGCAGATCGCGGCTTGGCCATCATGGACATGGTGATCGCCGGGGCCAATCCGCGAGCACGGCAGATGGCCGATGCTGCCGTAGTTCTTGATGCCGAGTGGTTTCATTCTTCACCCACGCCATCGACGCGAGCGGTGGAACCATCCCGCAGACCAGCCGGGTGGGCCGCGAAGTCGCGGTCGGACATCTCCCGGCGCGCGCTGGCGGTACCCGGCTTGGCCAGCAGCGTGCGTTCGCCAGTGGCGCTCGGCGCCGACAGCACGCCAGCGAGTTCCATCGCTTCGACCAAGCGCGCGGCGCGGTTGTAGCCGATCTGGAGGACGCGCTGGACGCGCGCGATTCCCGCGCCGGTGCCGTCCATGACGATCATGACCGCTTTGTCGTAGAGCGGATCCTTTTCGTCCATGCGCTGCTGCGCGCGGCTTGCGGCGTCCTCGATGTGCCCCCTGCGCAGATCCTCGGGGTTCTGCAGCGGCCCGGTGTTGAACGCGGTGTCGGCCTTCGCCGGCGTGCCCTCGGCGGCGCTGAACTTCAGGTGCTCCGAGAGGCAGTCGAACAGGGTCGAAACGGTGCCGGACTGCAGGGCGAAGCGTGCGGCCAGTTCCGAGTTCCAGTCCTCGATGTTGTCGCTGTCCATGGTGTCCAGCGCGCCGTCCAGGAACTTGACCTTGCGGATGACCAGATCCTCGCCGATGGCGAACGACAGGTGGTCGTCCATGGTCATTCCGAGTTTCGCGCACTGCTTTCCGGCTTCCAGATGCCGGCCCACTTCCTCGCCCAGCAGTTCCTGACGCGCCAGCTTGACGGTCGCGCCGCTATCGGTCGGATCCTTCAGTTCGGCGTCGTCGCCGAGTTCCAGCCGTTCGGGCAGCGGCTCGCCGGCGATCCAACCGGTCAGGACCGCCCGCGGAGCGACTTCGGCGTTCAGCGGCAGCGCCGGGAAGCTGCCCAGCGCGGAACGGATCATGCTGACCGCGGACTCGGCGCCGCGCCGGCTCGTCGTGTTGACGTAGACCACGCCGCGTCCGGCGTCGATCATCACGTCCATCCGCACCGGTTTCACGAACGCCTTGGGCAGCATCTCGTTCACCAAGTCTTCCTTCAGGCGCTTGCGCGCGCGGCCGCCGAGTTTGCGGCCTTCCTTTTCCTCGATCTCGGCCAACTTCTTCTGCAGCATGTCGTTGACCACCGCGCCGGGAAGGATCTTTTCCTCGCCGCCGATCGCCAGCCAGATAAAGTCGCCGCTGCGATAGACCAAGGATTCGGAGTCCCGGCCGAACGGAGCGACGAAGCCGATCGATGCCAGTTCCAGCGGGCCTACGGGTTTGAGCGGAACTTCCGCGACGCCCGCCTCAAGCGCGCTCAGGTCCAGCGAGGTGGGGAAACGGAACATCGTGAGATTGGAGAAAAACATGGTGAGTCCTTGGCCGGCGTCGCCGGCAATTAGGTGGGATGTGGTGAATCAGAACGGGATGTCGTCGTCTGCGAAATCGTCCATCGGCGGCGGCGAACTGGACGGCGGGGCCTGGCGCTGGCCGTAACCGGTGCCGGTGCGCTGCCCGCTGCCGCTGCTGCTTTCGCGCGGCGTGCGCGCGGCTCGATCGCCGCCGGATTCGCCGTCGCCGCGGCCGCCGAGCATCTGCATCTCGTCGGCGATGATGTCGGTGTAGTACCGCTTGACGCCGTCTTTGTCGGACTCGCTGTACCGGATCGAGCCTTCTACGTAGACCTGGCTGCCCTTGCGCAGGTACTCGCCGGCGATCTCGCCGAGCTTGCCGAAGAAGGTCACCCGGTGCCACTCGGTGCGCTCCTGGGTATTGCCTTCCTTGTCCTTGCGCACCGAGGTGGTCGCCAGACTGACTTTGGTGACGGCCATGCCGCCCTGGGTGTATTTGGTTTCGGGATCGTTGCCGATGTTGCCGACCAGGATCACTTTGTTGACGCCGCGTGCCATGTCAGGTTCCTTTTTCTTCATGAGAGGTGATGCTGGTGATCACTGCGATGACGATGCGGCGCATATCCGCGGCAGTGACGATGCCACCACCAGCGCCATCGCGGATATATTCATCCCACGCCACATCGATCAGCCGCTCTTTCATCGCGTCGTCCATATGCAGCGCAGGTTGCTGGGCCAGGCCTTCCAGAACGCGGAGCACATCCGCCATCGTTTCCACATCCTCGGCGTAGACCGGGCGCTGCTGACCTTCAGGTGCTGGCGGCTGGCGAATGCCGATCAGCGCGCGCGCGGCGACGCGGAATCGTTCGATCAGTTCCGGGCTCACACCCTGCCCCAAGCCGGCCGCGGCGAGCGCGGCGGCCAGCGCTTCGGCCGTTCTCCCGCACCGGCGCGGACGGTTGCCGCTGGCGGCGTATGTCGTATTGAACGCACGAATGGCGCTAGCGAAAACCGCTTGATCGACCTCGCCAAGCCCTGCGGACTGAGCGAGTTGCAAGTGCGCAAGCCAGTCGCTATCGCTCCAGCCGACAGGGGTGGACGGTCTATCGCGCGCCGTGGGCGCGTCGTCATCGGGGAACATCCATGTTGGCGGCGGACAGTTTTGCTTGATGCGTACCACCTCGCCACCTGTGGGCTGGGCCGCGGCCGGCGCGATGGTGCGGATGATCTTGCACAGCGCGAGGATGTGATCTTTCGCGGTCTGCGTCAGGTTCGGATTGGCCTCGGCGAAGTTTTCTGAGAATCCGAGCGCATCGGTCACGGCGGGATAGCCGATGCCGGCCAGCAATTCGTCCGCGTTCGCGCTGTTCGATTTTTCGACATGGGCAAGTTGTGGTTGCGAGAGCAGCGCTTCGGCCAACCCGTACAGCAGGCGCTGCGCCAATGGCTCATGCCCGTCCTGCGGAGTGGTCGGAGGCATGCTCAGCCATGATCCATTCGCGTTATCGATCCGGATGCCGCCGACGACGTTTCGTGCGATCTGCCAGCCCTCGGGAACTTTCAAGACAGACCCTCGGCCTTCGGCCCTGCTCAGCAGCACATGGCAGTCGTGGGAGCAGACCCAGCGCCCATCAGGAATGACGGCGCCGATACTGGCCAGCACGCCGCACCAGGAGCATTTCCCTGCGGGCTCGGCCGCCAGGTTCTTCGGGAGGGTTTCCAGCAACGATTTCGCCCGTGCCGACAACCAATTCCCGCTGATCTGAACACCGGCAGTGTTGGCGAGTTCGGCAACGAATTCGCGCCATTCCGCAGGCACCCCACCGGCGGCCGGTGCACGGCCGGCGCACGCCTCGAAAATCTGGCGATCGGCTTCCTTGTCGGCTTCGGACAGGTCGTCGTACGGAACCAACCATGACGGCTTCGGACACGCTTGAGTAAGCGCCCAGCGCATCCAGGCTTCGCGAACGATGCGCCCGCCGATATCACGATCCGGCAGCGGCGCCGCGCCCGCGGGCTTGGGCGACGCGGCCAAGCGCTGAAGGATCGGGCCGCCTTCCCGCGATACCTTGCAGACTTGGCCAGCGATATCGCACAGCGACGCCTGCGGCGCAGCATCGGCGCCGTTGAGCGCGACATCGATCTCGCGGACAAGGCGGTTCACATCATCGGCACGAAGCCAGGCACCGAAGCGCGTGGGCGCGCTCACTTTCCACCATCCAGCGCCTTCTCAGCCTTGATCAAAGCGGCATGCTTCTTATCAATGCCAGCCCGCAACTTGTCGATATGCGCTTCCTGAGCACTCAAGCGTGCGAAGCCTTCGTCGATTGCGGCTTTGGGCGAGTCGAAGATATCGGATTCTTTGTAATACTTGTGCTTGTCGCTCACCAGGCGCTTGCCGCCGTAGCCGTCGTACTGCTTCACCAGCACGACCTTAGCCGGGGTGAAACCTGGCAGGAGACGCCAAGCGGTGAAGGGGAATGTTCTTTCCATGTCCGTAGCCCTCAGCGCGCAGCGCGCGACGACATGGACGCGCTGATGACCAACTTGACCCCGGGAACGTTGAAGTCTTCCTTCATTGCGCCGGCGATGGTGTCCAGCACCTTCGTATCGGCGACCAGGTACTTCATCGGCGCCGGTTTCGCCGCGAGCGCGGTGATGATCTGCATCAACTTGGCAGGGTCGCCGGCCGCTTCATTGAGCAGAGATTGCGCGACGCACGCTTTCGCCAGCACCATGAGGTCGGTCACTTCGGCCTTGTACGTCTTGCGCGAAGACAGGCCGGACACCTTCGGCGGGGCGGCGATCGGCGCCGGCGCGACGTAGACAGCGGTCGCTGCCTGCTCGCGCAGGGTGTCGGCCTTCTCTTCGTGCCCGCTTGCTTCCGCCTTTTCGGCACGCTTGGCCAAGGCTTCCTGCTGTTTCCGCAGGCGTTCCGCCTCTTCGGCCTCGGCCAGCTGGCGCTTGCGGGTCTGTTCCTGCTCATAGGCGAGAAGGCTGCGCTTGAACTCGGCCTCGGCCCTTTCAAGCGCGGACGTATAGGGGCGGACGTAGTCCATGACCTTGGCCTTTTCGTCGTCGAGCGGCTTGGTCAGTTCTTTGCGGTCGGCGTCGATTTTCTTCGCCACTGCCTTGACCTTGGCGAGTTCGCCGGCCGCGGTGGCGTAGCTGTCCGCGTCGGTGATGTTGACCTTGATCGTGCTGATGCCGGCGAGCATTGCCAGGGTGCCTTCGGCAAAGTCGGCCTCGATGACGATACTGCCGGCATCCAGCGCATCGGTGCGCAACTTGAGCGGGAAGGCGAGGAGCGTGGAGTTTTCCGGGGGTGCGGTTTCAGCCGAAGTCATTGGTATAGGCCTCAATGTTGGATGCGAGTTGTTTATTGTGCTGGTCAATCCAGCGAGTGCAATTCAGGCAGGAAACGAAGGTGTTCCAGTCGCCCATATCCTTGTATTCTTTGAGCTCGTACGTTCCGTCTTTTCCAAGCCGTAGACCGTAGCGGGTGTAGGCGATTTCGTCTTTTTCCGCGTTGGCGTTGTGGATCTCTTTGTAGGCTGCAGTCTGCGGACCCGTGGTCGGCATCAGCATGTAGCTGGACTTGATGTCCAGGATGCTCATCTTCGGCTTTTTCAGGCCGTGGATGATCATCCGGCGATCGCGCGTGCCTGCGTACAGCAGTTGCGGGTGATAGCCCGCCACCTCGGCGTCGAAGATCTCGGGGCGCATCTCTTCTTTGAACCGGTGCCAGCCCATGAGGTATCCGAACAGTTCTTCGGCCAGCGTTTCGTAATCCAGCGTTCCGTCGTCGTCGAGTTCGGTGATCTTGTGCACCGCGGTGCCGCGGTCTGCAGCCTTGCGGAGGATGCGCTCCGGGATTCCCTCATATCCTCCCAAAACCTTCAAAATTCCCGTAACACCCGGCAGTTTCTTGGTGCCGAGCCAGTACGTGTGATTGCTGGGGTCGAAAATCATCTCATCCATAGCGGCCACCAGCCAGAACGCCGAGCGTCGCGGCGGATGGGCGCCATGCCGCCTGCAGTGCAGCGCCGCAACCGTCGCAGTTGGCTGTCGCGGCGGCGGTGGAGTGGTCGCCGATCGGCGTGAACCGGTCCACTTCGGGGCGGCAACCCGATTCCTGCCGCGTCACGCGCGCGAAGCGCTTTCCGCAGATGCAGGAACCATAGGTTGACGCCTCGGCCATGGTTGGCGCGTCACGCATCCGAATCGGCCTTCTGCGCTTTGATCCAGTCCATCGCATCGTTCATGCGGGCGACGGGCAGCAACTCCACCGACCCAATCTTGAAGTGCGAGGCGAATTTCGTTTCGCCGACGCTGCGACGGGACAGTGTCGAGCGCAACATGCGGACATGGCCTTCGTTTACCAGCGGGGCGTCGTCACCTTGGTTGGCCTGAGATCCGGATTCATCCGCGTCGCCGCCGCCTTCGCTACTATCTTCCGCGTGAACGCTGCTTTGCGCATCGGCTGCTGAAAGCGCCTGCCGTTCTGAGAACGCGGGCCTTGCCTGATCCGATACGACGGAAGCCTCAAGCGTCTTGCCCTCCATCTCTTCCGCAGTCGGCTGCGCGCCAACCGCTTCGGGGAACGCTTTGCGCAGCGCCGCAGCTTCAGCGCACTTCTCCAACTGACCGAACGGACGCTTTTTCCACATCGCGTTTGGCGCTTCGGTGTCCTTGGATTTGGTGGCGTAGCTTTCGAGCCAATAAACCCTGGCCGAATAGCCGACACGTTGGCCATCCAGCATGCGATAAACATTGACCCGGCACCATTCCGGATAACTGACATCGACGCCGCCGAGTTTTGTCGTGATGGTCGGACCGTATTCGGCTTCGTCTTGCCCTGCGTATTCGCCGGTGCGATGCGCCTTCGTTCGATACAACTCGATGCCCGGCATCACGACATCGCGCATGCCGGCGGGCGTGATAACCTTGCCGTCCACCTTTTTTTCCGGGATCCACATCGGGACGATGTGAACCGGCTTGGTCATCGGGTCCAGACCTGCCGCCTGACAGTAGGCGAGGACCATAGTCACGCCGTCGTCGGTCGCCCCGGGGTACAGGCTGGTCTTCAGCGCGGTGCGGATCGCAGCGGACTGTTCCGCTGTGATCATCTGGCCGCCGGTTTGGCGGGTGGTAATTTGGCCGGACATGGTATGCGGATCCTTTTCTGTTTATTTCTGACGAGATTAAACCATAGCAAGAAGATTGGAGCATTGCAAGCGTCCGCTACGATTAACATTGGGCATGTGCGGGCCATGACAGATGTATCCCATCTGCGCGCCGCGAGAGTGCATCATGCCACCAAATCCCGATCCGTAATCACCCGGGGTAGCGACCGCTTGCAAAGTTCCAGACAAGCGGCTAACTTACGGTCTGGACCCACAACAACAGGTGCCGCGTCAATGGCCCAGAAGAAAACCGCCAAGCCGAAACCGGGCAAGTCGAATCGCTATCCGACCAGGATCAGCGAGGATATGAGCACGAAGTTGCTTGCATGGCTCAACGGACTTCCGACCGAGACGCAGAAGTTGTTCGCGGATCGGATGGAAACCACGCCGGGGCAGCTGCGCCAGATCGCCCACGGCAACCGGCCTTGCAATGCGCGCGTCGCGATCCAGATCGACAAGCTCACGAACGGCGATATCTCCATGACCGATCTGACGCCCGATCTGGATTGGGACCACGTCAAGTTCCAGATTCACCGCCGCAGCTGATATCTCTCCGGGGACGATCATGGCCACGCAGTACGATCATGTGAAAGCGGTTCTGGAGAAAAGCGGGCGCGCGCTGGCGATCCATCAAATCAATGCGCGCATCCTCAGTCGGTTCGGCATCCAGCACTCGGACACCGCGATTTCTGCGCGAATCCGCGAGATCCGGAAGGACTTGGAGGCGGAAGGGAGAACGATATTCTCCCATCGCGCCAGCGAGACCAAACATCATCACCTGTACTACATCGGCAGCATCACTCGCTGCCCTTGATCCCTGTACCACGGGGTCGGCGGGCGAGGGAGTCATGCCCCTTGCAAAGGTGAAACCTCCACCGCGCCGGCCCCGCCTTTTTCTGTGAGGTGAGGATTCCCCTTGGACAGCAGTTCAGTCTTGCCCGAGTCGCAGGGCCGCGGTATCGGCGGACACCAGTCCCATCGAATGGGCAAGGATGAGTGGCTGACGCCGCCTGAAATCCTCCAAGCACTTGGTCAATTCGACCTGGATCCATGCGCTCCCATCGTCCGGCCTTGGGAGATGGCCAAGAACCACTTCACGATGCTGGACAACGGCCTTGCCCGCGACTGGGAGGGCAAGGTCTTCTGCAATCCGCCCTATGGCCGCGAAGCTGCGGCATGGCTTGCCCGTTGCGCCGAGCACCGCAACGCGATCGCGCTGATCTTCGCGCGCACTGAAACGGCCATGTTCTTTGAGCACGTCTGGATGAAAGCGGACGCGCTCCTGTTCCTTGAGGGCCGGCTCCACTTCCACCATGTCGATGGCCGACGCGCCGACGCGAATGGCGGAGCGCCAAGCGTCCTAATCGCGTACGGAAAGGAAAACGCGCGGTGCCTCCTCCAATGCGGCATCCCTGGCGCATTCGTTCCGGGATGGGTCAATACGCTTGCGCCGGTGGCTGCATGAGCGCCCACTACTACAACGAATTCGACCCCTATGCGGCCGCCTGGCTGCGCAACCTAATCAGCGCCGGGCATCTGCCGGCCGGGGAAGTGGATGAACGATCAATCGTGGATGTGGCACCTTCCGATCTTGCCGGATACACGCAATGCCATTTCTTCGCCGGCATTGGCGGATGGAGCCTCGCAGCTCGCCTTGCTGGATGGCCAGACGACCGCGAACTGTGGACCGGCTCCGCGCCGTGCCAGCCGTTCAGCGTCGCGGGAAAGCAGCGCGGAACCGATGACGATCGGCATCTGTGGCCCCATTTCCTCAGACTCATCGCAGCAAGACGGCCTGCCGTCGTGTTCGGTGAGCAAGTCGCCGTCGCGGCGGGAGCAAAACGTGAAGAAGGACCCTCGCTCAAACGAGCGCTCGAAAGCCTGGCGAGAGAAAAACCCGGAACGCTCGAAAGCTATCGCCAAATCATCGCGGACTGCCAACCGGGCCGGGAACATGATCGCGGATGCGAAGAAGCGCGCGAAGCAGAAAGGCTTGGCCTTCGATTTGGAGGACTTCAGAGAGCAGCTGACGACGCGAATCAACTTGGGGCTGTGCGAACTGACGGGGATGCAACTCAGGCTGTCTGGCGGCCCGAGGGATTGGGATACGCCTTCGCTGGATCGGATAGTGCCGGAGCTGGGCTACACGATCAGCAATGTTCGGGTGATCGCGTTCGGCCTGAATGTGATGATGCTGACGTGGGGACTGGATCGCGCCATGTCGATCATGGATGCGCTGAAGGCCAAGGAAGCGGAGCGGAACGAGAGCTTCCAGGGGCGGTTCGCAGCGGCGCTAGAGCGCCGACTACGGCCGATTGGCTCGACGGAGTGCAATCTGATCTACACGCACTCGGTTACACCTGCGGGGCGGCGATTGTTCCATGTTGTGCCGTCGATGCGCCCCATCGAAGGGACCGACTGTGGTTTGTGGCCGACGCCGTGCGCGGGGGACAGCAAATGGCGGTGCAGCAGCAGGGAAGCTGCGTTGCGGCGGATTGCCGCGCCGAACAAGCAGGTATCGCTCGAAGTGGCAGCGCATGCTGCGCTATGTCCGACACCGACATCGCTCGCGCCAGCGAAGAACGGCAACAACGAAGCGGGCAACTCGGCGGGGCTGGTGGCGATCCGGGCGCATGCGTTGGCGATGTGGCCGACGGCAGCGGCAGCAGATGCGCACAAGGGCGCGCAGAAATACACGCCGGACAAGGGGATGACGCTGGCACCAGCTGTCTATCATCACCTTGGCAGTCGTACGCCTGGATCGTCGGCCACGACGGAAAAGCCCGGCGCGTTGGCACCCGAATTCGTGGCGTGGCTGATGGGCTTCCCGCCGGAATGGCTGGAATGCGCGCCGGAGACGATGCCGCGCAAACCGAAATCGAAATGATCCCGATGCTGGCGCATGGCGTGCTGGCGCGCGTCGGAAAGCTGCGAGCATTCGGAAACGCAATCGTTCCTGCCGTGGCGGCCGAAGTGATCGGCGCTTACATGGATTGCATGCCGGCGCCGGCGAACGACAACAAACCGGCTACCGCTGAGGTGGTTGCATGACCGCGCCTTTCGTCATCCACCACGGCGAATGCTTGGAAGTGCTGCGCACGCTGCCGGATTGCAGCATTGATAGCATCGTCACCGATCCGCCCTACGGTCTCAGCGACCACAAGCCGGCCGAGGTCGTCGCGTGTCTGACCGCATGGCTCGCCGGCGAGCCGTACCTGCCGAAAGGCAAGGGATTCATGGGCAAGACATGGGACGCATGGGTTCCCGGCCCGGAGGTGTTCCGCGAATGCCTGCGCGTGCTGAAACCTGGCGGGCACATGCTCGCCTTCGCCGGCACCCGCAGCATGGACATGATGTCGATGGCGATACGCCTCGCCGGGTTCGAACTGCGCGACAGCATCGGCTACGCGCATGACGATGACGGTGGCGCGCCGTTGCTGGCATGGTGCTATGGATCCGGCTTCCCGAAGTCAATGGATGTGAGCAGGGCTATAGACAAGGCGGCTGGCGCGGAACGAGAGGTGGTTGGTATTCATCCCGATGCGGCTAAAAGGACAAGTGGCACGACGACACAGGGCGGGTGGTCCACTCCATCGCGATGCAATGATCTAACAATTCCTGCCACCGATGCCGCCCGCCAATGGGAAGGATGGGGAACCGCCCTGAAGCCCGCATGGGAACCGATCATCCTCGCGCGTCGTCCTCTGGAAGGCACCGTCGCGGCGAACGTAATCGCGAACGGCACCGGGGCGTTGAATATCGACGGGTGTCGGGTCGGCACAAACAAGAATGTTCCGGCGTCGCCCAGAAAAGGACAGGATAGGATTTATGGTGCTTACGGAGCACAGACCGGAAGCGAGTCTGGCCATGACCCGAATATCGGTCGCTGGCCAGCAAATTTGATCACGGACGGCAGCGATGCAGTGCAAGCGGCGTTCCCCCAAGCGAGTGGCGCAGTGGCGCCCGTCCGCGGAACGGAAGCTAGCGCCAAGACCGCGAATGCCTACGGCGACTACGGCGGCAGGACCGCAAGCGACCAGCGCGATGGCGGCGGCAGCGCTGCACGATTTTTCTACGCAGCTAAGGCGAGCAGATTTGATCGCAACGAAGGCATGGAAGACCCAGGCCCGCAGTTCAAGATGGGCAGCACGCTGCGCGCCGCGGAGAATCTGAACGCGGATGGCGCGCGCAAGGGCAACACCCACCCGACGGTGAAACCGACGGACCTGATGCGCTACCTCTGCCGCCTGATCACGCCGCCGGGCGGGACCGTTCTGGATCCGTTCTTCGGCTCCGGCAGCACAGGCAAGGGCGCGATCTTGGAAGGCTTCAGCGTCGTCGGCATCGAGCGGGATTCCGATTCCGTCGCGACCGCGCAGGTGCGCTGCGAACATGCGGTCGCCACGGTGCTCGCGGCGAAGATCGAAGCCGAAGATTCGACACGCCAGGCGGTGCTGCTGTGACCGCGGCCCCGACGTGGAGCCCGCAGCAAGAGGCTGCACTCAAGGCCGTCGCCGATTGGCTTGCGGATCCGGATGGCCCACAAGTATTCAGGTTGTTCGGGTTCGCCGGCGCCGGCAAGACGACGCTCGCCAAGGCCGTGGTAGAGAAGGTCAAGGGTTCCGTGCAGTTTGCTGCATTCACCGGAAAAGCAGCCTTGGTCTTGCGCAAGAAGGGTTGCGCCGGCGCGTCCACGATTCACAGCATGATCTACATCCCCGAAGGCACCGATGCCGAAGAGACGCCGCGGTTCGTTCTGAACCCGAATAGTTCTGCCGCCGACGCCAAGTTGATCGTGATCGATGAGGTGTCGATGGTGGGCGAGGATCTGGCCAAGGACTTGCTTTCGTTCGGGACGCGGGTTCTGGTACTCGGCGACCCGGCGCAGTTGCCGCCGGTGAAGGGCGAGGGATTCTTCATCAACGCCGAGCCGGACATCATGCTGACGGAGGTTCACCGCCAGGCCGCCGATAATCCGATCATCCGGATGAGCATGGATGTCCGTGAGGGCAGGCCTCTGCATGCCGGGCGCTACGGCGACAGCCGAGTCGTTCGTCGATGCGAGATCGGCAAGGACGCCATGCGCGAGCTCGTCATGTCCGCCGACCAAGTGCTCTGCGGCCTGAACAAGACGCGGCACAATTTCAACTCACGGATCCGCGAACTCCACGATCGTCAGGGCATCAAAGTTCCGCATCACCCTGTCCCGGGCGACCGGATGGTTTGCCTGCGCAACGACCGCCAACTGGGACTACTGAACGGCGGGTTGTGGGAGGCGATCAGCGTCGATGCTAAGAGCAAAACCGGGGTTCTGAAGATCCAGGCAAGGTCGATCGACGACCCCGGCGCGCGCACCGTCCGCGTCAAGGTGCCGGAGCAGTTCTTCCGCGGCGCCGAAAAGGAACTGGCGTGGGAGCAGTTGAAAGGGCTGCAGCAATTCACCTTCGGCTACGCGCTCACTGTCCACAAGGCCCAAGGTTCCGAATTCGACAATGTCGTCCTATTCGATGAGTCCTACGCCTTTCGCGAGGACGCGGCGAAGCATCTCTACACCGGCTTGACTCGCGCCGCTGAGCGCATCACGGTGGTCGTATGAACATCACTGCGGACCAGATCAAGGAACTGATCCCGACGGAGACGGCGCTGTGCGCGATCTTCATCGCGGAATTCAACGCACAACCGGGCTGGGTCTGCTACCCGGAGACCGGTGGATTCGACATCCTGGCCGTGCACGCTTCCGGCCGCCAGATCGGCGTTGAAGCTAAACTGGTGCTCAATGCCAAGGTCGCCGAGCAAATCATCCCAACAGATTCGTGGAACCGGTATGCCAAGGACGGTCCAGACCATCGTTTGGTGATCGTGCGCAGCATCACCGAAGCCAATGCCGGCATCGCGCGCTTGCTCGAGATGCTGGGCGTCCCGGTCTGGGCGCCGCAGTACGGATACGAATACGATCGCGCCACGTTTTCCTCTCGCATCGACGCGTCCTTCGGCCTTCGCCGACTACTCGAGGAAGACCAGCGGGCCGCGGACCCGGCCGACGGACGGTTCTGGTTTGCCCGAACGGCGTTCTTCGACTGGAACCCGCCGGCGCGCGTACCGCTGCCGCCGTGCATCCCGGAGGTTCCCGCGGGCGTACCCTGCCCGGTGCAGCTGACGCCATGGAAGCAGGCCGCCATTCGCGTCTTGGCGCGTCTGCGGGTGCAGGGCAGCATCACCGCCAAGGAAATCGTCGAGGAGGGCTGCAGCGCGAGCACCTGGACGCAGCGGTGGCTGGTCCGGCACAGCGTCCGCGGCCACTGGGTCGAGTCCGATCAGATGCCGACGTTCGATGTGCAGCACCCAGACATGTACGCGATCGCGCTGGCCAGCGCCAAGGCGAAGCGCGGGGCCGCAGCGGACCTCATCACCACTGCGGAAGATTCCGATGGCCAAGCATAAAGGGTCTGCCGGGATCCGAGCCGGCAGCAAGTGGATCCGTCAAGAAATGCATGAACGTGGATTGGCTTTCATCAAGGTGATGGCCGTGGTGGACGGATTCGTGCTCTGGCGCGAAGGGCAGAAAATGCCTATCGTGAGCAGCACAAAGCACTTCCTCCGGGTATTTGAGCCGGGTCTGGCAAGCCCGTGACGTGATGTGACCCTTGAACTTGTATCCGCCAAGCTGGCACTGTAGGCGACCAACCTTGTATAACCGCGCCACCCTAACCCCGGCTTGATCACCGGGGGACAGCCCGAGTCCAACGGGTTGGGTGCGTTTTCTATTTGGACCATTGGGGAAGCATGAGCGCAAACAACAATCTTTACGGATTCGTCTACGTACTGGCGAATCAGTCAATGCCCGGCATCTACAAGATCGGCCACACCACTAGGGCACCAATGCAGAGAGCGGCTGAATTGTCGGGAACGACCGGAGTGCCGACGCCTTTCATCGTTGCCTACTACGCTGAGGTGTTGGATCCGTCGAAATTTGAGCGCTGCGCTCACGAGACGTTCGCCACGAACCGGATATGCCAGTCCAGGGAATTCTTCCGAATGGAGCCGGCCGAACTGAAACAGGTATTCGATCTATTGGATGGCGAGTGCTCTCATAGCATCATTACTGAAACTGGACTGATGATCGTGAACCCCGCTGGGTTCGGGCCATACATCCAACTGTTCCCTGCGGTCATCCGCAGCGACTTCGCTGTATTGGAGACCGGCGCATGAGCGTTCAAGCTATGTCTTGGGCGATGGCCCAGAAGCAAGTCAATGATTCGCCATCGAGGCATGTACTGCTATGCCTCGCAAACTACGCCGGCGCGGACGGACGTGGCGCATTTCCTTCGGCGGCGACGCTATCGGCGGACACGGGTCTGTCAGAACGTACCGTTCGTTCCCGCCTAGACTCACTGGAGCAGCACGGGTTGATTCGGCGCGGTAATCAAGCGATCGCTGCTGCCTATATCGACCGAGCCGATCGGCGCCCGGTGTGCTACGACCTTTCGATGGAACGGGGTGCAACAGATGCACCTCGGTCAAAACCGGGTGCAACAGATGCACCTCGCGAAGGGGAACGGGGTGCATCTGATGATGGGAACGGGGTGCATCCCACGACAGAACGGGGTGCAGGAGATGCACCCAATACGTCACTTAACCATCAAGAGAAGAAAGCCAATAAAGATGGCGCTGAGCGCGATTCAAAATTGGGTGGCGCGAAGCCGAAGAGGTCTGACGATCCCCCACCGCTGACCATCGACGATATCGTTGCCGAAGGAGTTGATCGCCAACACGCCGCAGATTGGTTCATCGTCAGGAAGGCGAAGAAGGCACCGCTGACGCAAACCGCATGGGACGGGGTGAAGGCCGAAGCCGTGAAGGCAGGAATCACGCCGGCGAAGGCGGTGCATATTTCCGCCGAGAACAATTGGCAGGGCTTCAAGGCTGCCTGGTACCAGAACGTCCAGAACAACAAGCAGGGGAACCACCATGGAACCAGCAATTCGGGCCGCCGTGAGAGCGAGGCGGAGCGCGTCGAACGGATCAATCGCGAGCACGACGAGCGCGAGCACGCCGCTGGCATGTGCTGAGCCACTGCAGACGAACTGGCTCCGTCAGGTCTGGGGACGCATGGCCGCGATGTACCCGAACAAGTGGCGTTCTGCGATGGGGGAGTCTCCGCACCATGCGGAGAAGTTGGAAAACGGTGAACCGAACCCGCGCGCCGGCGAACTGACGATGTACGCCGATACTTGGGCAAAAGGGCTGGCCGGACTCAGCGGAGCGCAACTGGCTGCAGGTCTCGGCGCATGCCTAACCCGCGCCGGTGACTGGTTTCCGGAGATCCAAGAGTTCCGGGAACTGTGCTTGGGCATACCGACGCTGCAGCAGGTCCGTGCCGACATGGCCCGAATCAACGAAGAGCGGGCGCCCTTCACCGTGATGGTCGGCAGGAACTTGGACGGCTATCGCTACCGCATGGTGGATGCACGGGAGTCCGATCGCATGCTGAAAGAGGCCTACGCCACTGCGCGCGACGCAGTGATGCGCGGCGAACCGCTTCCGGTGCCACTGCCGCAGATTGAGCAGGAAGAGAAAAAGCTGAAGCCAGCATCACCAGAGTTCGCGCGCGCGCGGATGGCGGAGATCGCCGAAGAACTCGGATTGTCGAACCGTAGCGAGCAGACGATTGATCATGCAGGCGAGCCGTTACCCTGAAATCTTCGCAAATGCTTGCAGGACGGAGTGCGTTTTGCTAACTTGCCACGAATGAATAGGGGGTAGCGCGTGAGATTCGGAAGTTGTTGCAGCGGCGTCGAAGCAATGAGCCTGGCCTCGCGCCATCTCGGATGGAAGGCGGCGTGGCTGTCCGAGATCGAAGCGTTCCCCTCAGAAGTCCTTGCCCATCATTGGCCGGATGTCCCGAATGTTGGAGACATGCGCGCGATTCCTGCGAGGATCCGCAGCCGAGAGATGGAAGCGCCGCCGTTCTTTACCGGCGGAACGCCTTGCTTCACCGCAGGCCATCTGGTTCTGACCGAATACGGGTATCGCCCACTAGAGCATGTCCGGGTCGGCGATCTCGTCATGACGCACAAGGGGCGACTGAAGCCTGTCCTTGCGGTCGGCTCGAAGTTGGCGACGGTCGGTGAGTTCAATGCGGTTGGAATCCGCGAACCGATCACGGTGACGCCCGACCATCCGTTCCTGTCGGTCGCCTTCCGAAACCAGAGTACCAAGCGCGGCAACGCCTACGCGAGGGTCGAGCACTGCCCCGATCCCGAGTGGGTCAAGGCATCGGAAATGCCGGGTCGCATGTGGTGCGCCATGACGCAGTACGGCGAGACCACCGGGCAAGCGGTATCCGCGGAGTTCGACCAGCGGCAGGCGATGTATCTCGCTGGCATGTACCTCGGTGACGGCCACATCCGGGAGTGGAAGGGCAAGACGAAGAGAGCGGTTATCCTCAGTCTGAACCCGGCCAAATACCAGAGGATGCTGGAGGTTGTTGGCGAGGACTTCAGTCACTCCATTTGCGAAAAGCGATCAGTGGTTCGGGTCACGATCAATGACACTCGATTCGCTAACTGGTTGGAGGAGAACTTTGGGCGCCTCGCGTACCACAAAAACCTCCCTGCGTGGGTGCTCGGACATCCGCTTCGCGCTGAAATCCTTCGCGGCTACCTCGACACAGACGGCAGCAAAATCAAGAGCGGCGTTCAAATCGCCACGACCAGCCGGTCATTGGCCTACGGTGCGGCGGATCTTCTGAATGCCGAGGGGTACAGCGCATCCGTGGCCCGGATTAAGGTTACGCCTACGAAAGTCATAGAGGGCCGAACCGTTAATCAGCGAGAGTGGTTCCAAGTCCGCGGCTTTGACCGCGCCACCTCGCGCAAATCCAGGGTCAGGCACAACTACCTTCTGCGCAGCGTGACCAACTTCAGTGAGGTTGGGCAACAGGAAGTCTTCAACATTGAAGTTGCGGACGACAACTCATACATCCTGAACGGTGTCGTCGTTCACAACTGCCAAGCCTTCAGCTTCGCGGGTAACCGCGATTCCCTTACCGACGCCCGGGGCGCGCTGTCCCTGACGTTCTGCGAGATCGCCGATGCAATTGACGATGTTCGAATCGCCGATGGAGACGAACCCTGCATCGTGCAGTGGGAGAACGTACCCGGATGCCTCAGTACCGACGACAACGCTTTCGGTTGCTTCCTTGCTGGGCTTGCCGGAGATCGGGATCCAATTGAACCCGGCCCACGACCTAAACCGGGACGGTCCTCTACCCACTGGCGCTGGAAAAAAGACACCGGTGTGCACGTTCCGTGCTGGCCAGTCGCAGGTGTTGTTGCTGGCCCCCGGCGGACAGTCGCATGGCGGGTTGTTGATGCCCAATATTTCGGCTTGGCCCAACGACGCGAGCGTGTGTTCGTTGTCGCAAGTGCTAGAGACGGACTCAGTCCCGGAAGAATACTTTTTGAGTCCGAAGGCGTGCGCCGGGATACTGCGCCGAGCAGAAAAGAGGCGCAAGACGTTGCCTGCACCATTGCAGGCGGCTCTCGTCAGCATGGTGGTTACAGCACAGATGATATCCCGCTTACAGCAGGAACCTTGCGAGCCGCAGGTGGGGGTGCTGACGTAGATCATGCGATGGCTGGCCACTTAACCGTGGCGTACGACGGGCCGACGCACACGCTGCGCGCGGACGGTTTCGACGCAAGCGAGGACGGTACCGGGCGCGGGACGCCACTGATTCCGGTCATGGTGGGCACCGACACGTACAACGGCAAGATCACGGGCGATGTCGCTGCGACCCTTGGGACGCGGAGCGGCGACGGCCTGTCCTCTGGGCCGAGCGTCATGGTGCCGATAGCCTTCGACACATATAACCAATCTGTCACGGGTGAAATCACTCAAACGCGTTGCTCTCGGGGAGATTCGCCTGGGGGAAACGCACATCTTGTCCCGGTCATCGCATTTTCCTGTAAAGATCATGGCGGCGACGCTGGCGACGCTGGCGACGTGGCGCCGACCTTTCGCGCGATGGGGCACAGTGGGTCGCATGCGAATGCCGGCGGGCAAGTGGCGGTCGCGTTCATGGCAGACGACTACAAGAACGGGACTTTTGAGATCGCTGATGCTGCAAGACCGCTGACGACCAGTGCGGACCGATCCAGAGCGGCGCCGATCGCCACCCATGGAATGGCCGTTCGACGCTTAACCCCGCGAGAGTGCGAGCGCCTACAGGGAATCCATCCAGACCACACGCTGATCCCGATCCGGAAAGGCAAGCCCAAGCCGCTGGCGAAGGTGAAAGCCACAATCCCGGTCTTCGACAGCATGGCCGAAGCGCTGCAGCGGAGCAGCGGCCCCCGAGACAAGGCCTACCGCTTCGCGGTGAAATGCGGAGACGGCAAGGCCCAGGTCTATGCCATGGCGGCCGACGGCCCGCGGTACAAGGCGATCGGCAACTCGTGGGCCGTGCTTTGTGTTTCTTGGATACTTGACCGCGTTCAGCGCGAGGTGGACATGCTGGACGCTCGGCGAGGCGCGGCATGAGCGTGCGGATGTCCGAGGACGATCTTGCGCGGCTACTGCAGAAGCGCAGCGTGGCGCCGGTTGCCTCGCCGCCGGCGAAGCCCACCGGCCAGCAGAGAATGCAGGCGCTCGGCCGTCTCAAGACCGGCGAGATGAACAAGACCGAATCGCGCTACGACGCTTACCTAGCCGAACTCAAGGCCGCCGGCAAGATCCTTTGGTATCAATTTGAAGGCATCAAACTCAGGCTCGCCGACAACACGTTTCTGACCGTGGACTTCGCGATCTTGCCTGCGGACAACGTCTTGGAAATGATCGACGTGAAAGGCGCAAAGGCGCTTTTTCTGGACGATGCCCGTGTCAAGATGAAGGTGGCCGCCGCGATGTACCCCTTTGTGTTCAAGGTCGCCTATCCGAGGCCCAAGAAGGACGGCGGCGGATGGGATGAGGAGGAGGTTTGATGCCGCATCCTATCGTCCAGCGTTTCGAACGCAACGTCTCCGGCCGTGATTTCTTGGTCGGCGACATCCATGGTTGCTTTGATCTGCTTTCCGAGCAGATGGACCGGGTGAGGTTCGACCCAGCGCTGGATCGCATGTTCTCGGTTGGCGACCTGGTGGACCGCGGCCCTCAGTCTCAGGATGCGCTGGATTGGCTTGCTCAGCCATGGTTCCACGCGATCCGCGGGAACCATGAGGATATGGCGATCTGGTATGCGTGCGGACGCTGGCCGGAAGACAACTACCGTCGCAACGGCGGCGGCTGGCTGATCGATCTTCCGGCCGATACACGGCAAGCTATCGCCCAAGCATTCCTGACGATGCCGATCGTGATCGAAGTGGACACGAAGGAGGGCATGATCGGGATCGTGCATGCTGAGCCCGCTGGTCAGCGCTGGAGCGAGTTCCTGAAGGCGCTGGAGGATGAAGAACCCAACGCTCAAGAGACCGCGCTGTGGGCGCGCAAGCGCATCGGTGCTCGCGATTGCTCTACTGTCTCCGGTGTCTCCATGGTCTACGTCGGGCACACGTCATTGGAGCGGCCGACGACACTCGGCAATGTGCGCTACATCGACACCGGCGCGGTCTACGGCGGGAAGTTGACCATGGTACAGATCGCCGGACAAGGCGAGGAGGTCAGCGGATTGGTCATGTCCGCAATGCTCGGCGAGGCGCCAGAATGAGACCCGAGGAACAAATCCGCGAATTGGAACGAAAGTTGGCGGAGGCCGACGGCCGCGCCGCGTATTGGAAGCAGCGCGCCAAGTCGGCAGAGGGCCATCTTCGTGGAATCGATGCCGTCCTCGCTGGGAGGGCTGTGCATGCCCGCAGCCTGAAAGCGTCAACACCTTGGGACGATCTAACGCAGATGGAGCGGACTGCGTTCGCCCAGGTCGCCTACGCGGCCGTCTTGGCAGTGAATACGCAGCGCGACGCGCGCAAGCCGAAGCCGGAGACGGATATCGCTCATGTTCATGCCGATGTCGAAGGCCCGACCGGATCCACCGATTTGTGGATTATGAAAGGGCCGGACGGGAAAATGTACCCCGCCTGCCCGATCAGCGAACGGTATTTCGAGCGATTCAAAACGGGATCAGTGTTCAAAGCATCGGTGCGGATGAAACGCAACGGCAAGCATCATCGGCTCGGCATGATGCTGCTGCAGGCAGTGTTCGATAACCAGGACAAATACACGGCGTTTGAGCCATTTCTCAACGAAGTCAAGATACTGACCGGGCTGACGAAAACATTCATCACCAGCACGGGCCAGTTGTACTACATGGTTGGTTCGATAAGTTTTGAAAATATGGATGAGTTGCGTTTCCGGGAGTGGAAAAACGATGCCTTGAATGCTGTGCTTGAGCGATTCATTCCAGACATGGCGCCAGCAGACAGAGATCGGCTTGAGCACTACATTTTGACGGTTGGCTGATATCAGCCGATGATAGACACCTCTGGGGGACTGAACCATGCCAATTCCAACTGATGCAAAGGGCCGCGAGGCGCTGGCGAAGATCGTCGGCAAGCGCCTTCGCGCGTCGCGCCGCGCTGCCGGCGTATCCCAGGCCCAAGCTGCGGACCGGCTAAGCCAGAAGGGCATCACGCAGATCAGCTTGGCTGAGGATGGGCAACGTCTACCGACGCTGCTGGACATGCTCAAGTACGCCGACCTGTACGCGGTCCCGCTGGATTTCCTACTCGGTCGAATCGACGATCCGATCGCCGAAGCGGATGAACAGGGGCAGGGAATCGTCGTGCGCGCCGTCGCGCACAGCATCGGCGAACTTTTCGGGAAGTTCACGACTGCGGTCGCGGCTCACGTTTCGGTATCGGTGAGCAACCATCGTCATGATCGATACGATCTTCTTGACGCCATCCAAGCGGCGGAAGAAGCAGAACTCGCGTTGGCGAGGGTCCGCGAATTGAACCCGGAGTTCGAAGATCTCCGCAACGGTGCCAGGTTAGAGGCGTCCCTTCGAAGACTATCCAGCATCGGCAAGCGCGCGGCGACTCGTATCCGTGTCGAGCGAACACAGATGGATATGATCGACAAAACGCTCGAGTTGCAATCGATCGAGGAAGGCATCAAACAATTCCAGTTTGCATTTCGAATCGATTCGGACAATGAGGCACGAGCGTGAAAAAGAAGAAAGCCCCGCCGCCGCCGCCGGTCGTCGAAGTTCCAGCACCGAAAAAACGTCGTGGCGGCACTGCCGCCCGGACGCCCGGATCTCATCGCGACATCAAGGAAAAAAAGAAACTGGTCAAACTCAGCGAGACCGGCAAGAACAAGCATGGGAAGCCGAAAAAGACGAACGTGCCGGACTCCGCAACAGTGGCGCCAGTTCCTCCGGACAAGGATCCGATGCCGGAACACATCGCGCGCGGACAGGAACTCGGGCTCAACCTGAAGCAGATCGAGTTCGTAGAGGTCTATATGACCTGCTACAACGGAACCAGGTCGTACATGGCGGTCTACGGCGGAAACTACAATGTGGCCGGCGTGATGGCGCACCGTATGTTCCAGCTGCCGCATGTCAAAACCTATCTCGGCGAACGAATGAAACAGGCTTTCGCGCGCACCGAATCGGCTCAGGACGATATCATCCAAGCCTACACATTCCTCGCCTACGCCGATGTCAACGAACTGGTCGAGCATCGTCGCGAAGCCTGCAGGTACTGCTACGGCACCGATCACCGCTACCAATCGACGCCGGAGGAAATGCGCCGCGCCCGCGATGAGCATTCCGCCAAGATCGCGGAGTTGAAGGATAAATCCGGTGGCGCGGCGTTTGCGCCAGTGTTTGACGAACAGGGTGGAGTCGGTTTCGATCCGCGCAGGGAACCCCATCCGGATTGCCCGGAATGTTACGGAGAGGGCCGGGCCAAGGTTCATTTCCACGACACCAGGAACCTGTCGCCCGCGGCGCTGGCACTGTATGAGGGTGCCGAGATCACGAAGGACGGAATCAAGATCAAGACCAGCAGCCGGGACGGCGCGCGCGAGAAGTTGGCGAAGATCCTCCAGATCTACGAGGACGCCGGTTCGAAGGTCAACATCACCTTCACTGCGGAGGAAATGGAAGAGCGTTTCGGCCGAAGCATGAGGATCGCCCGAGAACGCGCAGCCGCGATGCGCGCAGAACGCGGGATGGCTCCAGCCGACACCGAAGAGCCAGGGAATGCCGAGGGCTGACCATTGGCCAAGGTCAACATCTTCGCGGACCCAAGGTACCCGCATTTTGTAGCGCGCTACCACGCAGATTCTCTTCGGTTCGCCGTGGAGGTCTGCGCATTGGTTCCGAGTCCGGATCAGGAGGAACTTTTTTTCGAGATCGATGATCCGACAGCCAACGTTTCGGTGGTGTCTGGCACGGGTACTGGAAAAACATTTTCGTTCGGACGAATCGCGCTTTGGCATCTTCTATGCCACCCGTATGGAATAGAAAACGGCGAGGTCCAAATCGGATCCAACACTTACATCGGAGCGCCGCGAGTTCAGCAGGTTGCCGAGGGTGTCTGGAAGGAAATGGAGGACTGCCGAATTGCGATGCTAAACGGACCGGCAGCATGGATTTGCGACTACTTCAAGATTTCGAAAGAGCGCGTCGAGGTTATAGGTTACGAAAGCCAGTGGTTCATCAGCCAAGTCGCGATGCAGCAAGGCAAAGCGGTGTCGGTTGCCGGCAAGCACCGCTACTGGCAGATGATCATCATCGACGAAGCCGCGGGCGTTCCCGATGGCCATTTCGACGTGATCAACGGAACGCAGACGCAGGGCGGTAACCGCACGCTTATCGCGTCTCAGGGCGTCCGCAACGCCGGCTACTTCTACGAAACCCACCACAAGTTGCGGAAGGCCGCCGGCGGTGCGTGGTCGAACCTTAGATTCAATTCCGAGAACTCACCTTTCGTCACGATGAAGTGGCTGAAGGACCGCGAACTCGAGTGCGGCGGCCGGCAGGATGTTGAATACCAGATCCGCGTTCTTGGGCTATTCGCCGAAAACAGCGGCGCGAACCTTCTGACGCGCACCGAGATCGAAGCCGCATTCAAGCCGAGACAAATCATCCACGACGACGAGCCGTTCGGACTGATCGTGCTGGGCGACGTTGGCCTTGGCGAGTACCGCGATGACTCGGTGGCCACGATCGCGAAGGTGATCGGCGACGATGACCATGGTGAGAATGCGCGCCGTGTCGAATTCATCGAGGTGCCGATCTGCACGAACTCCAAGAATGAGATTGACTTCGCCGGCGACTTGGCCAACCTGGTCGGGAAGTTGTCGAACGCGACGCTTTACGTGGACAATGGCGGCGTCGGCCACACGGTCGCGAAGTTGATCGAACGCCAAGGGGTTCCGGTCCAGCGTATCGACTGGGGCAAGCCTTGCTTCAAGAAAGAATACAAGGACCGTTTCTACAACCTGCGTGCGTGCGCCAACGTGCGCCTTCGCGACGCGATCCGCACCGGGCGCGTGGTGCTGCCGCAAGGCATCAGCCGGCAAATGAAAGAGAAGATCCTGGATCAAGGATCGCGCTTGCCGTACCACTTCGCCGAAGCTGGCGGGTTGCGCTACGTCATGATGAAAAAAGAGGACATGCGCGGCGAGGGGATCAAGTCTCCCGACATCTGGGACACCTTCGCGTTCGCGTTCCTGGAAGGCGTCCACTACATGGTCGCCGACGGCTACAAGCCGGAGGGCGCCGACGCCAGGCTTGAATCCGCGCGCGAGTCGGCCCTCGCCGAGCTGGCGGATGTCGAGTAAAGCATAACGAAAGGGAATAAGCGGGATGCTTGCAATATCGCTAGCAATCGCTTACAGTCGGAACCTTGAACCAAGGAGCCGACGTGGAAAACAGTGAAGCCGCAGAACTGCTTGCCCAAGCCCGCAAAGCGTGGGCAGACAAGATGTCGGCGCAGAGCCTCATGAATCGCTTGACCAGATATACCCGCATGACGCGCGCGATGAGCGACGACTATTCCAGGGCGACGAAAAGACTTGCGGAAGCTGACGCCACGCTGCAGAGAATTCTCGGGGTGATGTAGTCGTAAGCAGTGCAATTACCGAATTCAATCCGCAACCAAAAAAGCAAAGGGGCAAGAAATGTTGAATCGTAGAATTGGAATTGTGGGAATGGCAGTGGCGCTGCTGGGCGCTCTTGGGTCCGCGGCGACTGCCGGGCTGAATTACGTAATTCAGCGTCATCCCGGAGAAGCCATGCCGAGAGGGTCGAGAACAAGGCAGTCCGTGTCTCGCTGTATGGGCCGCAACCCGAAGCGCACGACTCCGGCCGCGCAACGCCGCGCCGCGCGGAAGCGCCGGAACATCCGCAAGCACCCGCGCTGCGCAAGGTAAATATCCGATGGCCGCGCAAACCAACATCGACTGGGCCGACAGCACGTTCAACGGATGGATCGGCTGCACGAAAGTTTCGCCGGCTTGCGACAACTGCTATGCCGCGGTCGCCACACCATCGCGCACACTGAGCATAGAGTGGGGCGCCGGCAAGCCGCGGCATCGCACCAGCGAGGCGAACTGGCACAAACCGTTGCTGTGGAATGCGCGACCGTTCTACGAATGCACAAACTGCGCGTGGCGCGGCGAGGATCCCGATGGCGCAAGTTGTCCATGCTGTCGGATTCTTGATGGCAGTCTCCGCAACGCTCGCCGCAGCGTGTTCTGCTCCAGCCTTGCCGACGTGTTCGACAACGAGGTGCCGGAGGAATGGCTGGCCGACCTGCTGGACCTGATCCGCCGTACACCAAACCTGGATTGGCAGTTGCTGACGAAGAGGATCTGCAACTGGCGCAGCCGAATCTTGGCTGCGATATCGTGTAAGGGGGGCATCAGCCAAGAACTTGCGACATGGCTCGGCGCATGGATTGATGGTGAGCCGCCCGAGAACGTCTGGATCGGCGCCACCATCTGCAATCAAGATGAAGCGGACAGGGACATTCCGAAGTTACTAGCGGTGCCTGCGGCGGTGCGTTTCCTTTCGATCGAGCCGATGCTCGGTCCGATAAATCTGACGCGTGCGATCTGGGGCGGGGTCGGTTGCGGGGCATGCCATCAATGGGGATCGAACCCGCGGTTGTTCAAACGCCGCGTGTGCACGACCTGTGATCGATCCGAACAGCAGATCCGAGATGACCACGGTTTTATTCTCACCAGCGAAGCACCTCAGATCCACCAAATCATTACCGGCGGTGAGTCCGGTGCGAACGCGCGGCCGTCCAATCCGCAGTGGTTCCGCAACATTCGAGACTACTGCGTCGAGAGTGGCGCCGCCTATTTCCACAAGCAGAACGGCGAATGGGTCTCGGTGAGCGAGGTCAAAGGGCCTGGCAAGCACTTCACGTTCCCCGACGGCCGGACGGTGCGCCGCACGGGAAAGAAGACCGCCGGCCGCACGCTTGACGGCGTGATCCACAATGAGTTCCCGCGAAACCTCGCGCTGCGCTGAGAAAACACGGTGCCGCGTGCAATGGGCCACGCGGGGAGCGCCGAACCAGCCCGGAACAAGGAACACCGAAACGAATGAACGTCACCAGTTTCTCGACCGTCAAAACGACGAACTTCTCCAAGATCGATCTCAGCACCAGCGAAGCGACCAGCGCGCTGGCGAGCTACCCGGATCTGGGCACGGCCACGCGCGCCGGTCTCTTCTCGCCGGCAACAGCCACTGCTGCCGACACCGTCGCGGTCGAAATCAAGTCCGATGGCAGTGCCGTGATCATCGTCGTCGTCGAAACGACGACCCTGAGCGACACCGGCAACGCTTCGTCCTGAGCGCGCCGCGTTGAACTCGCCTGGTCGGATCGTTTCGGCCAGGCTTTTCACAGAATCATCATCGAGACCTTTGCTCATGAACCTGACCGTAGAAGCGCTGGCGCAAGAGATCCGCCGCGTCGATGGAAAGCACACCCTCGGGGCTGGCACGCTTGCCGAAGTTCTCCTCCCCTTCATCGAGCGCCACATCGCCGCCGGGCAGCAGGGCGCGGGGAATGCCGATGCATGGATGCATGAAGAAGATCCGACGCGCGTAATCTCAGCAAAGACCAAAGCCGGCGCTCTTGCTGATGCCGGCGCCAGCGGGTCATCTGTTCGCCCGTACAGCATTCCGCTGCTCCGTCTCGCCACGCCCCTGTCGCCCAAGCCTGCGGGCGCGGTGCCGATGCCGGAGGCGAAGCATTGGATATGCGGATGCAGAATGGGGCCGGAAAGTGATTGGCCGCCGGCAAAGTTGCCGAGCCCGAAATCTTTTCTCGGCTATTCGCAGGATGAACTCACTGCCTACGGCGACGCCCGCGAGGTCGCAGGGCGCGCAGATGCGGTCAGCCTGTCGGATAATGAATGGGCCGACGTTCTGGACACCATGCGCCTTGGCGCCGACGTGCTGCGGAATCGCAGCCGCCCGGCGATGGCGGAAGACTTGGAGGCCGCGATCAATGTCTTGCGAAAGTTGCACAAAGCCGCCCCCCTCCCCCAGCAGCCGGCAGCCGAGGGGGAAAATAATCCGCAAAACACGAGTTGGCAGCGGCAAGCCTTGCTGCTGATGGATGATGTTGACCGGCTGGTGCGGCACTGCGCGGTTTGCGCCGACACGGTCGATTTTTACCAACCGTGCGCGGATGCGTTTTGGAAGGTCTGCCACATGATCGCGGGTAGCGAAGCCAACCCCGCAGCCGCCCCCCAGCAGATGACGACTCAGGGCGAGGGTAAGCCGGTCGTGAATGTCGGCACCATCGGCCATGTCAGTCGCGACAAAGGGACGCTGACGGCGGCGCTGACGAAGATCGGTCAGATGACGCAGGCCGAGGGCGCAGGCAGGGAGGCGGTGGCGCCAGAACGGCTGGCCGCGTTCCTGCTTAGAAAAGTGCAAGGGTTCAATGCGCCGGGCAAGATCAACGTCGAAAGGTTCCCGCGCGATCTCGAAATGGCATGCAAGTGCCTGGGCATGCTCTACACCCGCCCCTCGCCCGTGGCCGACCATGTCGTGAAGGCGATCGCAGCAAAGTGCGGCGTCTATTACGGCGACGGCAAGGTTAATTTGGGGGCGCCGCTTTACGCCTTCACGCCGAGTGAACTGCTCGCGTTCTCGCGCCGCCTGCAGGCCACCAACTTCACCCCGCAGTGATTCGCCGTCAGAAACGATGGACCGTGGATTGGACTGGTGATGGTGAGCCGGCAGTCGGTCACGTCGTCCGCCACGTCACCGTAGCCAAGAAGCAATGCTCCTATTGGCGGGTTACCGGGGTCCGCTTGGTGCGTCATGTAAAGCTGCTCCCGGACGGGTATGTTGCACGGTACAAAGTAGCGGTGGAAGCCATTGAGAAAAGTCCGGGTGTGCCTGTGTCTTGGACACTCGAAGCCTGGCCGAGAAAGCCGAAGAACCACGACACTGATCGATTCAGCCCATTGATCTAAGAATAAGGAGGCGACCATGAGCAGCCCGACCCCGAACCCGACAAAGCATCCGCGACGCCGCGCCAGCGATCACGACCAAGACAATTTGCTGTCCTTCGTCGTCGGCCTGCTGCTTGGCTGGGGGTTTGCCGAGATCTGCATGCATCATGTGAGGTTGCCATGGTGAGCCTCAAAGCGTACGTCGTCACCGACGAGTTTGGCGAAGGCTATGCCGCCGTGATGTTCGCGGAAAAGTCGGTTGTCGCGCGGCGAGAGGGCGCAAACGAGTTGGACTGCGAGTTCGGCGATGTTTCGTGCAAGCGCGCGCCATGGGCTGATGATCTGGCGCCGGGGCCGGTGTCACCGAAGGATTGCATCGAACTCGGCGGCTTCTGGTATGAGTGTGGATGCGGATGCGGCCGGCGAATCAATGACGAAGGCGGGCAGCACGATTACGAACTTGACGGTGACAACGGCGAACTGAACCCGATGGACCCGGTATATGACGATACCCGCCGTGTGTTCTGGAACCGGATGTGCAAGGACAACGACGACCGGGCCGCGCAAGAGCGGAAGGACAAGGCAGCGCGCGACCAGTCGGATGCCGAAGCCGCAGTGCTGGCCAAGTGGCCGTTTGCCACAGACATCCACGCCTACCGCGGCTATGACGGGACCGCCGGCGGCACCTACGATGTGCTGCATGCCAGTTTCCGTTTCCCTGGCGGCGAATGGCCGGTGAGTTGGGCTATCGGCGCCGAGACGATCAACGTCCCGAGGGGTGAGGTGGATGCCTGGAATGCGCTGACCAAGACGGGCGCGGCCGCATGAAGGCGCTTTCGATCCTGCAACCCTGGGCTTGGGCCATTGTCCGCCCCGACCTGATAACCCCAGAAGCGCGCGCCGCAGCGATCGCCGCGTGCGAAGTGAAGAATGTGGAGAATCGGAACTGGAAGACCAAGTTCCGCGGCCGCGTCCTGATCCACGCCGGCGCGAAGTGGGGGCGGGAACAGCGTGATGATCTGGCGAGCCTGCGCGAGCAGTTCCCGACGATCCCATTCCCCGACAGGTTTGATTGCGGCGGCATCGTCGGCGCCGCGACTGTGATCGATTGCGTTGATCAGATGGACAGCCCATGGTTCTATGGCGAATACGGGTTCGTGCTGGCTGACGCGGCGCCTTGCCCCTTCGTTGCATGCCGCGGGCAACTCAGCTTCTTCGACATCCCGCGCGAGGTGTTGGACGGCGCGTTTCCCAGGGTTGCGCAGTGAGTTTCGGTGGCAGGGCGCTGACAAAGGCTGATAAGGAGCGACGCACGAAGATCCATGCCGGGAACTGCATGGCGTGCGAGCAGCGCGGGATCAAATTGACGAACACGGGCTATGTTCAGTGGCACCACTTGGATGGGAAGACGAAGCCCGGCTGCCACCAGAAGACGATCGGTCTGTGCCTATGGCACCACCAAGGCCGACCGATTGAAGACTACAGCCATGCGGCCTGTCGGGACTACTACGGTCCAAGCCTCATGGGCGGAAGCAAGTTGTTCTATGCCGAGTTCGGCAACAATGAATTCCTGCTGCAGATGCAGAACAAGATCCTTGAGGGGTTGGCTGCGTGAATGTCGCGCACTTGGCCAGGTTGCTCGCGGCGGAGCGCTGCTCAGTGCACGAGATCGCACTGGCGCTCGGGCGAAGCGAAGAGTTCATCGCCAAACGCATTCGCTACACGCCGAAGCCGGACAGGCATCCCCCAAGCAGGAGCAGCGCGATCCGCAGCGCCAGAGCGAGGGCGAGGGCTCGGACTGCCACGCCCGATCCGAGCGGTGACCTTCTGGAATTGCTGAACTGCAGCGGTGCAGCACCCGACAGTATCGGAAAGATGCCGACGTTTTCGCGATTGGACAATGGGACCATGGATCATGGTTCCCGCATCCCGCTTCTACCGAGAGGTTCGCAAGTTCTCCGTGACCGCGCCGGTCTGGGAGGACGCAATCCGGTACTTCACGAAGCCGGATGAGCGCTGGGATCTGACGCTGGTCGCCGAACGTGTGTACGGCAGCCGCGACGAATACTTGGCCGTCATGGCAGCCGCCGGCCTTGACCGGCTGGACCAGCAGTTGACCGAGCGTGAGCTCGTGCTGCCAACGGCAAGCCGTTTGGCGCTGATCAAGTTCAGAACCGGGTTTCAGTCCGCGCCGGTCACGAAGGTCCGCTGATCGTGGCCACGCGGAAGCCGCCGAGTCCGCGCAAGCCCCGTGACCGGGTCGTCGTCACGAATCCACGCAAGGCCAAACCCCGTCAAGGCAAGCGATCGCCAGACGTTCTGCTGCCGGGCCGCAATGTCCGAGTGCAATCGCGCGAGCGTTTCGCCGCGGAAATTGAGAAGCGCCGTTCTGACCAGCAGGATCCGGGCAACACCCTGCTGGCGCCGGATGAGATCGCGGGCGAGTACCTGATGGACCGCGGGCTAATGACGACGCTCGGCGGTCAGATTCGGCCGATCACATACGACGACCTGAAGCAGTTCCAGTACAACGTCCAGGTGGTGCGCAAGGACGCCGCGAAACGCAAGATGCTGGGCGGCATCCGGGCCAAGCAGGTCATCGACAAATCCATGACAGAGGATCGGAAGCGCGCTCAGGACCAGATCCGGATGGCGAACCCGACGCACTACCGGGCCATGACGGAAGGCGGCGGCCAGTCCACCTCGCTGGTCGTCCACTTCGTCACGAACGCGAGCCCGGATTCGGAGTTCACGCACCACAACGTCAACGTCCAGTTCTTGGACTTCGGTGCCATGGTGGCGTCGCCGCATCCGGCAGAAAAGATGGCGAAGCAGTTGACCGCAAGCCGGCTGAAATTCGAGTGTTCCTGCGGCCGGTTCAAATACTGGCTTCGATACCTGAACACGCAACTCGAGACGGTCTACGGGCGCGCGGAGAACGCGTTCCCGAAGATCAGAAATCCGAGCCTCGGCGGCATCGCATGCAAGCACGCCCTGCGCGTGATGCAGACAATCCAGGGCTCGCCGACGTTCGTGCGGTACGCCGCCAACGCCATCCAGAAGTTCCGCGACGATATCGGGCACACCGAAAAGGTCGAGAAAATCGCGGACCAGCGCGCGTTCGAAGAGCAGCGGCGCAAAGAGGACTCGCGCCGGCGCCAGATCCGGTCAACCGATGAGAAAACGGCTCAGCGCAAGCAAAGGCCCAGCTATCAGCGGATGATGGATCAGGCAAAGCAGCGCGCCGCGGCGAAAGAATCGGCGAAGGTCGCGAAGGGCAAGGCGTCGGCGCGCGCGGCGATCGAGCGACACGGCCGGGAACTGCTGAGGCTTGGCGCGATCAACCAACAGCAGTTCGAACAGATGATGGCCGCGACCAAGAGCACGTGATGCCGACGACAGGAAAACGATCATGCTGAACGCAGTTCCCACCGCTATCGCTCGCGCCGGCCGCGCCGTCACACTGCGCCATCCGAACGCCATGGACTGCACGGTCTGGCGTAAGACGCTCCTGCGCGCCCCGGACGGCCCCGACGAATCGCTCGGAAGCGTGCCGAACATCGGTGGTCTCGGCGTGCTTGATGGCGAGGATGAGGCCGAGTACGAATACGATCCGGTCGGCGACGCCAAGATCGTGTTCGCCGGCATCTGGCAGGGTGATGGCGCCAATTGGAACGACGCCGACACCGGGCTGAATTACGCCCAAGCCCCGATGGAGGCGCTGATCGAGTTCGTCGAAGAGACCGCCGACCACATCCGGAAGCCGGATCGGATCAGCGTCGAACCTGGCGGCGGGATCGTGCTGCTGTATGAGGTCATCGGCGAAAACGGAAATCTGGCAATCCCACCCTATGTGCGCCGATTCATCCTCGCTGCGCGCTCCGACTCCACGACCGGCGTCGGCTGACAGAGGCTTGCCGTTCGTCGGAAAGTTCTGCCGATGCTTGCATCCATCAGTAGCGTTTGCTAAGGTTCTCACATGCCGCAGCAGCGGCGATTACGGAGACCCAGCCATGAGCAATGCCGCTTCCGCCAAGTTCGACCCGCGCACCGATATCGCGGTTCCAAAGGCCCCAGCCGTTCGTGGCGACTACATCCCGGGCCTGTGCGCGAAGGATGCGCTGACCCAGATGATCAAAGACGCCCGTTGGGCCTTTGGCATCTCGCAGGACGTGACCTTCGGCTTGGTCGGTGCGAAAGATGGTCGCATCTACTTTCAGGTGCAGGGCGATTCGACTCCCTATTCGTTCGCCGTCACCGAACAGCACCTTCCTGCGCTGTCGTTCGTTGTCCTGCGAAAGTGCGCTGCTACCCCGTTCCTCGCTGCGATTGCAGGCCGGGTGTACGCATGAGCGCCATCGCGTTGAGGGATGCTGCATGGGCTGCAGTAGAGACTGCGGCACGGGCAATGCAAACCCACACCGGACCCTACATCTGGGATGAGGATGACTTCTGGATGAGCGCAGCGAGTGACGACGCCCTGCTGTGCTGGGCGGACGATTGCGAGGCCCGTCTCGGCGCCGACGCGTCGAACTTCCGCTCCGCAGTGCTGGACTACATCGCGATCCGCTGCGGCGGCGATGGAATCGACGCGGCCGACTACGCGCAGGCGCTCAATAACGTCACCGGACGGGCCGTATGACTTCCGCCCAGAAAAAATCCATGCACTTGAGTGATCGCGCTCCACTGATCACGGCCCTCGCCATCATTGACATCGTGGCGATCGCTTTTGCGATTCGCGCTGTTCTGGAGTTCTTCTCATGACCACCCCCGTCGTCACGATATTGGACGCTGAGATCAAGGTCATTACGAACCGCTTGGCCGGATACCGAAAGGGCGCCGACAAGGCAGCTGCAAAGAAAGGCTGCAGGGTGTCCGAAGCCGACCGGCTCTGCGAGTGGGCTGAGCACCGAATCGCCGAACTGAAGTCGGCGCGCGATCGCGTGCAGGAAATGATTGACGCCGAGGATGATCTCCAAAGAAAAATCCGGGCAAACTACGCCGCGCTCACCGGCCGCGGTAATCCGAACAAGGCAGCAGATTGCGCGAACACCGGGATGGAACTTCACGAAGCGCGCTATCGCAAAGATGTCGCTCACGGGCGCTGCAAGGGGTATGGGTGATGGATCAGAGAATTTCTTGGACCGCTCGATGTGCCTATCCCGGGCGCGATGCATTTCTGTTCCATTCCCCATCCTTCACCGTAGCGAGTTGGGACGACTTGGACGCCGCTGCTAAGGCCTCGGTTTCTGAGGCATGGTCCAAGATCAGCCCGCACCCCGCGCCGCCCGTTGTCGAATTGATCCCGGGCATGATGTGTTTCCAGCCGAGTCCGCAAGAATGATTCAGAAACCGATCAATCGAACGAAGCCGAGCCGCTACGAGGCCGCGCGGGATCCCGCGCTTGCGGAAGAACGCGAACGCGTAGAGCAAGAGCGCCGTCGCAAGGAAGAGGCCAGGCGCAAGTACGGCAAGAACTGGTCCACCACTTCTACGTGGTCGCTGCCGGCTGCAACCGTCGCGAAGTGGGTCGCGATCACGATCGCGGCACTCCTCGCCGCCCCCTACATTTTTCAGGCCATTGCCCGATGAGCAAGCATCCCAACATCGCGAAAGTCCGTGAGTACCTGATCGAAAGCGGTTATCCCGAAGATGGCGACGCGCTTCTGTCCCTGGCCGCGGTGGAAGCGGAGTTGGAATCCAAGGCCACCATCGAATCCGCCCTCACGAAGGCCGAGGCCGTGGCGGAAGTTCCGCGCGACCCCGTCGAACGTTATCTGTTCGATGCGTTGAAGCAGTACCCCAGCAAGAATCCTCAGAGGACGCAGGCCGCGAAGATTTGCGCCGGAGTACTCAAGCTGGCCCGTGAAATGGCTGACAACGATGTGGAGAACTGGCAGTGAAAGAGAGCAACCCCCTGTTTGACGCAGCGCATGCACTGATGCTGCTTGTGGAAGGTCCGGGCTGCCTGCGCTGGGAAGACGGCAACGGCTCCCGGCTTAAAGACACCTCGCAATGGGCCGCGTTCTATTGCGCGGTGAAGGCTGCCCCGCCCGCCGTGCCGGTCGAGTCGCTGGGGAGGGATGCGGAGCCGGATGAGGTCGCCGAGTACGTCGATGATTACGAGTATCGCGGCGAGACGGAAGACGGCCGCGACGCCTGCTACACGCCGAACGAGCGCGAGCGGATACTGATCGAGGACGCCATTCGAGGCTGGGAAGATCGTACGACATCCGCCGAGCCGGTCGCGAGCGTGCCGGATGGGTCTGCAATCCTCCAAGCAATCGATGCGCTCCAAGAGTTCAAGCCGCACGCGCAGAAGCATCCGCATGCCCGCAAAGGGTTCGTGAACTCCATGCGCAAGAAGGCCGCGACATGCGAAGACGATGAATACGGCTGGATCAACAAGGGCGATGCACTCATGGCCATTGCGCGCGTTCTGGTCACAACCACCCCGCGCACCAACCAAGAAGGAGCCGCCCCGTGAACATGACCGTAGAAGCGCTGGAAAGAGAGCTGACCTTGATTGGCGCGACGTGCACCGGAACGTACAAGCAGCTCGCCGCCGGCATACTCCCCTTCATCGAGCGCCACATCGCCGCCGGGCGCGCAGATGCGGTGACGGGATCGGTCGATGACGCTATCCGACGCGCACCGGAAGCGCTGTCCGCGTTCAATGCCGCGCTGGTGCCGTCGTTGCGTATTCCGGAAACCATCACTATGCGATTGGCGATGGCTGACGCCCTCTTAGCTGCCGCCCCCGCCCCCCAGCATATGACGACTCAGGGCAAGGCGGGCGGGGTCCACGGCTGTGAAGGTAGCGACGAACGCGCAACCCGTGAATGCCTCGTCCCGTGCGACTGCGGCTGTGGGCGCTCGTGTTGCGCCATGTGCGGGAACGATCTTGGGTTCATCAAGGATGACGAGCCGCCCGCCAATTCTCCCGAGTCCGGGGTGACGGATGAGATAGTCGAGCGTGTCGCAATAGCGGTGTCCAACGTCATGCGTCCGCATCCAGATCCTCGCGCCTACTGGGAATGGCTGCACGAAGAGGAGCGCGCCAAGCGTCGAGACATTGCTTGCGCTGCTATCGCCGCCATGGCGCAGCAACCCAAGCCACCGGAAGCCAATGGTGAACCCGACCACTCCAGCTGAGCCACGATAGAAATTCCAGGCGACGAGCCTGAAACAGTCGCGCCCGCTGCTTCGGGCGCATTGAAGGGAGAGTTAGACCATGCCTCAAATCAATACGGCATTCGCGCCGAAACAATACGCGCGGGTGAAAACCACCGGCCAGGTTGGCATCATCAAGGAGGCCATCCTCAGTGTCACCAGTCCGCCGCGCTACTGCCTGCTGCTGGTGGACCCCAGCAACGGAATGCAGATCGAGCAGTTCTTCGATGAAGTCGAACTGGAAGCCACGGCTCCCGGAATTCTTCCCGACTTCCCGGATCCCTACACGACGACCGCCAGCAACCCGGGCGACGGCGCTCAGGTTTCGGATCGCTGATCTGCAATCTATCCCCGGTCATGTGCCGGGGATTTTCACTTCCATCCACCGCCAAGGACTTTGATTTCATGAACGCGATATCCACCAAGACCCAAGAATTGAAGACCGTTGGATATCGGGTCTGCTTTGGTTCGCTGACCTGGCTGAGTGCTTGGCGGCTGAAAGCCCCGTGGATCAAGCGAGACGAATTGGTCACCAAGGCCGATGCCATTGAATATTCGTCCGCACAGGTAGAGCAAAGCCTAGATATCCGGATGCACGGCCTCAATATCACCGACGGCAAGATGGCGCTGGAACTGGGAACGGACATGGCCAAGATCATGGCCGAAGCGTACCTGGGGATGCTCGACACGATGGGCGCGGTGAACTACTGCGAACTGGAGATGCACGTCGGGGACGGTCGCAAGTTGCTGGTCACGGTGCAGCGGCTGGAAAGGCCGACTGCGCATGATCTCAGGCTCGCGGCTGAAGCGAAATTCGACGCGTTACTGCTGCAGGTCGCAGCAGGTCAAACGGGTGATCGGTGATGCCCGGGATCAACATCAATGGAAGGCGGGAGTTGACCTGCGCTTCCGCCCTCTTCGACCAGTTGAGGTATGCGGTCAAGCCGGTGAGGGGTGTAGACCTGGCAGAAGCGGTCACAGGGTGGACGCAGCCGATGATCTACATGGCGCTGAACAAGATGGTCAAGGACGGAATCGTGGCCAAGTCGAAAGACGGCTACATCCTCCCGCCGATCGGAGCGCGCCGCGCGAAGGTTGCGCGATGAAACGGGTGATGGCGACTCACAACAAGCCCGAACTCAGCCTGCAGCATGGAAAGTTCGTGAGCGGTGTTGATGCACGAGAAGTCAGGGTAATGGCCGTGGCCGAGAACTACGCCATGGTGCGCAGAGCCGGCGCATTTCCCTACGTCGCGCCGATCAAGGAACTGGTCTTCAAAGAAAGCGCGAAGAAGCAGAATCGGAAAGCCGAACCGAGCAATTGATCGCCGCGTGGCATTATGTTCAAGACCATAGGGCGCTTGTGCCCACGGCTTGAACAGGTGTGCGAGACGACCCATGGCGAATGGTGCAGGTTGGCTGAGTAGAGCGAAGTCCAAGGGAAAGGAACTCATTTCCCGGGCGATGGGCGGAGAACAATCCGGCCCGGGTAGCCTTTCGACCGCCGAAGCCGAGTTCGGCTACGATCAAGTCTCGGTTTCGATGCTGCTCGGCAGCGGCCGGCGATCGGCGCGTGCGCGCACCGAGATCTACACGAAATACCACTACATGATGGGCGACCCCATCATCTCCACGGCCCTGCGCGCCCACGTCACGATGGCGCTCGGCGGCGATGAAGAATCCGGCGACACGGTTTTCATCGATACGCTCGCGGACGCCGAGAAGGACGCCAACAAGAAGGCGGTCATCGACGAGATCAGAGCCGACTTGGAGCCGATCTTCAATCGCATCGCCCACCAAATCGCCTTCAACGCCTGCGGCTTCGGTGATTCCTACGCCAGGGTCTACGCCCGGGACGGCGAGGGCATCAACGATGTCTATTGCGATGAGGCGATCTTCCCGCCACTGGTGCAGCCGTACTGCCGCGGCACGCAGACGATCGGCTACGTGGTGTCCGCCGGCCAAAAGTTCACGGAACGGTTGACGATCAAGCAGATGGTGCGCGCGAAGATGCCGCGCATGCTCTACGTCGCGCAGACCCGGGTGATTGACAAGGCGATGCGGACCACGATCGCCGAGGATGACGTGGACAACCTGCCGGTCCTGCCGGATCTCGTCGGCGGGTCGTTCCTTGAGGGTGTCGAGGAGGCGTACGACAACCTCGCCGCGACCCTGGTCGGCCTGGTCGGGCAGCGCATCCTGAACAGCATCGACGAATCCATGATCGGCGTGAACTTGGAGGGGATGACCCTGCAGCAGCGCAAGGAGTTCATGAAGTCGATCAAGGACATGCTGGTCGCGTCCAAGGCCTATGCTGCCGAGGCCGTGAAGCGCGGCACTCCGGTGACGGAACGCCGCTTCCACCTGATCCCGACGTTCAACGAAAAGCAGCTGACGCAGGTGCAGGGGTTCCAAGGCACCTCCGGCGCCCAAGCGATGTCGGTCGAGGACGTGATGTTCCACGCCAAGTTGCTCGCCGGCGCGCTGGGCATCGACCTGTCCATGCTGGGCTTCAGCGACATGCTGTCCGGCGGGCTGGGTGAGGGCGGGTTCTTTCGGACATCGGTGCAGGCCGCGGAGCGGAGCCGGATCATCCGGACGTGCCTGGAGACGTTCTTCAACGATGTGGTCGATATCCACACCCTGTCGAAATACGGCTGGGTGTTCGACAAGAAGGACCGCCCGTTCAGGGTGACGTTCTACGGCGCCAACGCCGCGCTCGAGGCCGAGAAGCAGAGCTCGCGCGAGCGGGCCATGAATACCGCATCCCTGATGCTGACCAACCTCGGCATACTGAAGGACTTGGGTCTTGATGAGGCGGCAAACCAGCAGATCATCGAAAAGATCATGAATATCGATGAGGACTTGGCTGAGATGCTGGCCAAGGGCTTGGTCGCCGCGGCGAAGGCTGCGAAAGAGGCCGAAGCCCAGGCCAACGGCGGCGGACCCTTCGGCGGCGGGCCAGGTCCAGCCGATGACGACGACGCCGGCGGCGGAGATGTCTTGCCGTTCGGCGTTCGCCCGCCGGCGAACAGAAAAGGGGGTTGAGGGCTATGGATTACGTGCTCGTGTTCCTGTGCGGCGCCGCAGCGGTCAAGGCCGTGCCGGCGATCGACGATATCGCAACGAAGGCTCGGGTCTGGGCATACGCCAGGATCCGCAAGTTCCGGGCAAACCCCGGCCTGGAATGATCAGAGAGGGATGAGACGAAGATGGGCATCAAGACCGGAGTGATCCGATTCAACGTGCGGGACCGCGGCCGCCGCTTCCGGGGCCAGGACCGCAACTTCGACACCGCGGCGCTCGCTGACCTGATCAACGGCGGCGAGGTGCAGGAGCGGGTGAAGAACGGCGACATGCTGGGCTACTGGGGTCACTGGCCCCGGGTCAAGTTCGGCCTGGACGTGTCCGAAGGCACCATGGTCGGCGGCAAGCAGGTGAATATCGAGCCGGCGGTGCGGACCACGCACCTCAAGGCCTACCCGGATGGCACGATCGAGCACGAGTCCGAGTTCTTGGACACCGCCCCGGGCCGCCTCGCCGGCCGGGTCTGGAGTTCCAAGGCCGGCGGGTGGTCGTCCGCGATCAACGCGCCCCGCCGCGGCAGCATGCAAGTGCCGACCAGCTTCCACGGGTTCGACTACGTCCTGGAGCCGAACTTCACGACGAACCGCGGCTACGCGCTGGACTCCACCGGCAACCGCATCGACCCGGACGGCATGGATGAGGCCGACCAGATGGTGCTGGATGAGGTGGGGCAGTACAACGCGCTGATGGAATCGACCACGGCATTGCTGGATCGCCAGCAGGCGGACTATGACCGTCTCGCCGAGACCTTGGATGCGGTCATGGTCGAGAACCACGACTTCCGCGGCATGCTCGCAAAGGTTCCACGTGCAACCAAGGCCGACGAGCCGGCGCCGGCACCCAAGAAGCCGACCCGGGCCGAAGTGCTGGATGCGGTGAAGCAGACCGCAGTCCCGGCGGCGGACTCCCGCTTCGCGGATGCCGACAGTTTCAAGATGGCGTCGCTCGAGGGCATCGAGGATGTCGCCAGCAGCCGGGCTGAAGAGCCGAAGAGTGCGGCCGAGACCTGGTTGCAGAAGCGGTTCAACACACGCTGATGGCGATCAAGGCCGACAGCGACGGCTTCCTGGTCGGGCAGCCCGTAGAGTTGGACACCCGCTGGATGGAGCGGGTGCTCGGCATGGTCGGCAATCTGGCCAAGGACATGGCGGAAGTGCGCCGGATCCTCGCCGGCCAGCGCGGCGCGACAAGGACGGGGCAGCGTAGCGCTGCGGCCGCGCAGGCGAAACCATCATCCGCGCGCCCGATGAGGGTGGGGCAACCTCTCCCGGAGCGGGCGCAGTCGATATCGGCCGCGGTCAGCCCGCAGCGCCAGGCCCGCGCGATTGCGTCGGCGGTCGCGACCATGGCCGCGCGCGACGCCAAGGGCAGGTTCATCGGCAAGCCGGGAAAGGCGATCCAAGCCGGAATCTCGCCGGCAGCGAGCGACCCGGGCGATTCGAAATACAGTAGGGAGCCCAGAGGCAGTTCCCGCGAGGACGGGCGATTCGCCAAACTGGCAGGGGAGGCCGCAAAGGACGGCGCAGCATCGGCGATCGCAGGAACATCGCAGGTCGATCCCGTGCTCGGCGCGGTCAAAGAGATCGGCGCGCCGCTCGCCGCAGTAGGCCGGGTCGTCGGGGGTGGCCTGTTCGACTCATGGAAGGACCGCGCCGAGCGCAAGAGGGAGAGGCGCGCCGCGAAGGAATCTGCCAAGGAGACCGTGAAGGCGCAGATCCCGTGGTTCAAGCGGATCATCGAGTCCAGGGGCGGCGGCGGTGAAGCGGGCGGCGGTGGAATGCTGTCCGGCCTGCTCGGTCGTCTCGGTATGGGCGGCGGCGGCCTGATGGCCAGAGCAGGGGGGCTACTCTCCCGCGCCGGCACCGGCATCAAGGGGTTGTTCACCGGCGGGCGCATCGCCGGCATCGCCAAGGGCGGACTGGGCAGGTCGCTGCTCCCAGTCGGCGCCATCATGTCCGCGATCAGTTCGTTCAACACCAGTTCCGAGGACTACGCCAAGCGCTACGGCACCGAGATTGGAGGGTCCATCGGCAAGGACATCTTGGTGCGTGTCGCCGGCGTGCTTCAGGACTTCGGGAACGCGATCACCTTGGGGTTGGCCGACAAGATCGGTCAGGCAGCGAGCACGGGATGGAACATTGTGACGGGCAAAAAGCCCGGTCCAATTACTAAACCGAAGAGTTCACCTGTACCGGCGAGTTCAGGAACATCGGGCGGCAGTGGCGGCGGCGGCGGAATGGGCATGCCCAGCACAGCGCCAACCGGTGCCAGGTTGATGTCGGACCTGATGCGCGACTACCAACTCACCCCGGAACAGGCGGCCGGTTTCGTGGGCAACCTGTCCCATGAGTCTGGCGACTTCAAGTCGCTGCAGGAGATCAAGCCGACCGTGAAGGGGTCGCGCGGCGGGTACGGCTATGCGCAGTGGACCGGCCCGCGCCGGCGCCAGTTCGAAGCATGGGCGCAGAAGAAGGGGCTGGACCCGACATCGTACGAAGCGAACTACGGGTTCCTGCGGCACGAGCTTGACAGCACGTCCGAAGGTGCTGTGCTCGGCAACCTGCGCAAGACCAGCAGCGTCGGCGCCGCGACAGAGGTGGTTTCGAACCAGTTCCTGCGTCCTGGTGTTCCGCACATGGGGAGCCGGAAGCAGCGCGCCAGTGCGTATCTGGCGAAGTCGGCCGCACCTGCGCCGCGGACAAGCGCGGCACCGGCGGCAACACCGGTCGCGCCGGCGGGCTCAGCAGCGAGCCGCACATCGGCGAAGCCCAGCCCGGCACAGATGGCGCTACCGCCGCCGCCGCCGGAGCAGGCCAGGATCGGAAGCAACCGGCGCGGCAAAGACCCGGTGCAAGTCACGCTACCGCGGGAATTGACGCAGAACCTGTCGGACCGCGGCATCGCGCAGCTGGCGACAGGCGGCATGGGCGGCAACATGGCTCGAGGAGTCGGCTGAGATGGTGAACGGTGAGGATCTGGCGCGGATGGTGCGGCACTGGCTGTCCACGCCTCCGAATGGCTACCTGGGGTCCAGCTACGGCTGCGACCCCAAGGCGTTGCTGCAGCTGCCGAACGCCGACGGCATGGGCGACGCGTTCATCGACAAGATGCTGATCGATATCCCTCTGCTCCGGCAGTTGCCCCGAGGGTCGGTCAACGTCTACTTCCAGCAGCGGACCAAGGACACGAAGCGGCTGATCATCGAGGTCGGCGACATCTCCATCAACTACGACGAGATCCAGACACAGTGAATAGCAAGCGGGACTATCAGCAGGCCATCGCCGCGGAGATCAGCAACTACCCGCGCGCGGCGGAACTCTTCCGTGCCCGCGACCCGAGCCTGCTGGCCAGCTTGGACGCGATGGCGGCGATGCTGGCGATGTCGTCGGCGGAGCAGGACGTGGCCGCCGCGGAACCCTTCACCATGGCGCGCGATGCGACGGTGCTGGCGGACGCCGCCGCCAAGGGCGTCCTGCCCTTCGGCCTGCCGACCGAGGTCGAAGCGCTGGTTGAGAACGGGAGCGGGGTCGCCTTCAACTTGGCGACCGGCCGCCGCGTCTTGGACACGCAGGGGCAGACCTTCGCGGTCGTCGCCGGCGTCACTGTACCGGCCAACGATTCGGCGACGGTCGTGCTGCGGCAGGAGAGCGAGCGGTCGTTCGACCACACCGTCACCGTCTCCCAGCCGTTCTATCAGATCGAGGTGCCGGCGCCAGCCGAGGGCCGTGCGATCGTCAAGGTTCGGGTGCTGCGCGATGTCGGCGGCACAGAATTCGTGTGGAGCCCGGAATACGTCAACGTTCTGCCCGGCGCTGAGGTCTTCAACCTGCTTTCGGACGCCGATCGCCGGCTGCTGATCGAGTTCGGCGCCGAAGACCTGGCCGGCTACAACCCGAGCGCGGGCGAGACGTTCAACATCATCATCACCGACACCGAGGGCGATATCACCATCGCGGTCGGCAGCACCTTCGCCTTCGAATACTCGGCGCTGCCGGCCGAAGCGCTGGTCAAGATGACGATGTCGGAGGTCACCTCGCGCGGCCGCGGCGCGTTGGATGTCCCGACGCTGCGCACGATCTGCAAGTACCCGTCGATCTACGACCTGTCGGCGGTCTATCTCGGCAACTTCGATTTCTTGGTGCGCCGCAACCTGTCCCCGTTCCGGTTCCTGTCGATCTGGAATGAGCAGACGGAAGAAACGGTGCGCGGCCCGGACGTGGACAACATCAACACCCTGTTCGTCGCGGCGACCAAGGACGGCGTCCTGGATTCGGTGCTGTTCGAACAGATCAAGGCCGTCATCCTGCGCGCGGACGATTCCTACAAAGTGCGGTCGGTGCCGTTCGATGAGGTCGAAATCCCGGTCACGGTCGAAGCCAAGGTCCATTCGGTCTACGACTTCGCCCAGGTGGAGCAGCAGATCAGGGAACAGATCCTCGCCGCGTACGGGCGCGACAGCGCGTTCGCGAAGGCCGGGCAGAACCGCGTGCTCTACAAGAGCATCTATCGGCTGCTGGAACGTTCGGTTCCGGCGCTGCAAGGCGAGCGCGCCGATCTCGAGGTGGAGGTCATCGACGCAACCGGCCCGATCTTGCCGGAGCAGTACCGCTTCGTGTCGGATGCGAGCCTCACCGTGACCGTGGAACAGGTGCTCTGATCGCAGAGCGTTGGAATTAGTGTTAGCAAACGCTTGACACGCGCCCGCCTGCATGGTGAAGTGCGTGGGCAACGCGGTATCTCCAGTGGTTAGAGGTTCCCCCATGAGCGGGAAGGGTCGCCGGTTCGAATCCGGCCCGCGTTGTACTACAGCCGCATAGCTCAAAGGACAGAGCGCCGGCTTCCGAAGCCGAAGGTTCCAGGTTCAAGTCCTGGTGCGGCTGCCATATCAATCAGGGGTTCCTGTGAACAACATCATCGTCAATGCCATCTGCGCCGCGATCATCGTCGCGACAGTTGCCCTTTGCGACGGCCCGAAGTGGGCGGCTGTCGGGTTCGGGGCGATCGTGTTCATCGTCTGGACCGCCTACGACCTGATCTGCGCCAAGATCAATGAGTTGAAAAAATCATGAAAAAGAGGTTCGTATCGGATGCGCTCACGGCTCTGCTCGTGGGTATCGTGCTCCACTTCGCCGGCGCGCCGTTCTGGGTCACGGCGACGGTATCCATCGGCATCTTCGCGCTGCTGGGCGTGCTCAACGTCTTCATGGATGCGATGGACATGTTCGGCAAAGCGCTGGACGACATCATCGTCATCCTCAAGAGCAAGTAGAGGTGAAGATCGGACCGCTTTTCATCGGCTGGGTGCGTCTCGACGAAAGCGATCGCATCCACTTCGACTTGGAGCCGTGGCCGCTCGGTTGGGAGGTTCTGAGCATCCAGTGGGATGGGGTTGGATTTACCACGTTTGCGCGGCCAAGGGACATGAAGGCATGATCGGCCCGCAACCCTGCCGCGACTATCCGCCGCCGACGCCGGCCAGATCCAAGATCGCGCAGTGGGCGATCGACGGCTGCGTATCCGTGGCAGTCTGCGCCGTGACGCTGGGCGCGCTCGTGACGCTGGCCGAAGCCATCGTCCCATAATCAGGGGAACCTCATGATTCGCGTCGAAACGCTGTATTTGCGCCCATTCTGGCGCGCCGTGCTGAGCCTGTTCATGCCGATCGCCACGGATGTGGAGGTAGCGGTCAATGTGCCGTTCGTGCCCTCATTCGAAGATGAATTCGTGATGGTCGCCGAACTTCCTCAGTACCGGGCAAGGATGGTCTGCAGGCTCGACACAGGGGAAATCGAATTCGTTTCGTTCTTCGGTTGCTCCGTCGTCGGTTGGGCCGTCAGCGCCTCGCCGGTCGAAGCATTGGACGAAAAGCTCAGCGCGGCATAGTCACACCGAACAGAATCGCGGGGTATAGCGCAGTCTGGTAGCGCGCCTGCTTTGGGAGCAGGATGTCGGGGGTTCGAATCCCTCTACCCCGACCACCATCAACAGAATCGAGGCAAGGACATGGGCGAAAAGACCGAAGGCGCACCGCAAGAGACCATCGCGGATGTGGTGCTGGGAATGCGCGAATGGGGAAACGGCGAGGGCTGTTTCAACGACAACCCCGAGGGCAACCCGCTGCCCTGCGTGTTTTACACGAAGCAGGCATGGGACGCGCTGTGCGACCGCCTTTCGCGCGCCGCGCGCCCGAAGTTCCCTGATCTCGAAATCACTGCCATCCCGAGCGACGGCATCGTGATCGCTGTCCCTGAAGAGTCGATTACACAACAGCAGGCCCATGAACTTCGCGCAGCAATCTTCGATGCGAAAAAAGTTTCCGGATCCAATGCAGTTTTTATGGTTCTCCAATCTGGTATGACAGTCGAAGTGCTGTCCGACGAAGATCTCGCCAAGATCGGCCTGCAGCGCATCCCGGCCGCGTAAGCCGACCACCTGACCAAACGGAACGACCATGCCCACTCCGAAGCACCCCGATATCGCCGCGCTCATCGCCGCGGCCGCGACAATGACCAGCATCGGCGAGCCGATCAGCATGGCCGTCAAGGAAACGATCGGCCGCGCCGAGTGCGCGCGCTTGGGCCGAAACCCCGACGCCCAGGTCAACTGGTCTGGGCATGAGGGCGGAACCACGGCGCCGTACTGGCGGCAGGTCGCCGACGACGTGATCGTCAACCGATGCCACCAAGAGCGGACCAGGCGCAACCTGCTGGTGCCGTCCGCGATTCATGCGCGGCTCGAGGCGCTGGAGCGCGCGCTCGGCTTGGGCACCGGCCTCCTGTCCGATCCGGATCCGGAATTCGGGTACAAGGCCGCGTGGCATGAGATCGCCGATCTTCTCGGCATCCCGGCGCAACCGAGTTCGCCGAAGGACGTGCACGAAAAGACCGTGATGCCGCGTCTCCGCCTGCTTGTCGCTGGCACGTAGAACTGAAATACGGATGGGTGGCCGAGCGGCTTATGGCTCTGGTCTTGAAAACCAGCGAAGGTTCGCCTTCCGTGGGTTCGAATCCCACCCCATCCGCCAAATAATGAGGGACACCGAATGAAAGTCGTACACGTAGACGTTTCGAAAATGTCGCTGAAAGATAGGCGCAAACTGCTGGACCGGATTCGAAAGCAAATCGACGGCTCCAAGAATCAGCTTCAGAAGAGGCGGTGGTCGCTTCCAGGGTGGCTTGATATCGGGTTTATTTCGTTCTGACCACAGTCGCACCAACCAATGTTGATGGTTCGACGGCGTCGGAACCGGGTCAGTAGAAAGGCCGCGGCCCACGTCTCCGGACTTGAGTGAAAGGGGCAGGTACGCCCGGCAAGCCCGCGAGGGCCGCGCGCCGGCAACGTCGCAATCCTGCAGGTCGGCCCGACCGTACATCGCGCCGGCCGCCGCCGCCTTCGAACCATCAGCATCTCACGCGTAACCTGGAAGCATCATGCCGAAGTGCAAGCACAGCGCCTACACGCAATTCATCATGCTCATGATGCAGCCGCACCGGGCATCCGGCGGATGGGTATCGATCGAGACGATCAAAGAGGCCTGCGATATCAGCCGGGCGACGGCCTACCGCTTTATCACCAGGGCGAGCAAGGGCGGGCTGCCGCTGGTCATGGACTCCGATGACGGCAAGCGCCGCAGGGCGAGCGAGAACTTGGGCGTCCGTTGCAACCTGGTAGCCGAAAGCCGGGCTCCCGATGCGATCGCGTCGTCTCGCCGCGAGTGCATGTCGAACGCGCGCGGCATGGGTCCGCACACTTTGGCGGGCATCCCGTAGGCCGATGCACATCCATGACCGCGTCATCGCCGCGCTCAGGCACGATGAAAAGCTCGGCATGGACCTCGCGGACGAACTCTTCATCTCGCGCCGTACCGCGTGGGACGTGCTGAGCGAGATGGCCAGGGCTGGCATGCTGTTCCGCAAGTTCCGGCACAACCACAGCAAGAACTGCCCCGACTACGTGTACTCGACGGTCCCGTTCCCGAAGCGCGCCGCGCCGCCGCCGGCCGACCACATGAACGCGATGCTCGGCGACATCGACGCGATCGACTTCCGGGCGCTCCGGCGGTGACCGTTCGTCGGGAAGTGGTGCCGAACCGTTGAATTCGCCGTTAGCGTTTGCTAAGGTTACTCCATGGCCGGCGCGGTGCTGGCGAGGAAAAACGAAGATGAATAACGGGCAGATCACCACCAAATTCTTTTCGGCCATTGATTCCGTCACGAAGGCGGCGATCCTGGGTAACGTCGCCAGCCACTACGGCATTTCAAGCGACGAAGCGATGGAAGAGGTAACGCACGACGAAGCCGAGCACCTGCTTGACTACGTGACCGGCCCGCAGCGCGCGGCGACGAGCGTTCTGATGCAGAGGCACGGGGTTTCGGCATGAGCCTTGCCACCGCACGAATCGAAGCTGTGCGCCGCGCGCGCGCCGCGAACTGGCTGGCGATCTACTGGCGCCGGTACTGCCCGGCGCGCGCCCGGGTCTGGCGCGATCGCCGGGACGATCACATGTGGTCCGCGCGCGACGCCGGGTACGAAGGCGGTGCCGCATGACCGCCCCGACCGCTACCAATTCCGCACGCGGCTTGCGCGCCTACGCCGCCGCCATTCGCCCGACCGCTGCCGATTACGCCGCCGCGCTCGCGTGCGGGAAAGGCATGGACAAATTGCAGGCCGCGGCCAACAAAGCCATGAGGCTGGAACGCGCCGCCGTCATCCGAGGCAACAAGAACCGCGCAGGCTACCTCGCCGCGCATGGAGTGACGCTGTGACCGCCCCGACCGAAGCCGGCGCCGGAGTGGCGAAGCATGCTCCGACGACCATGATCGACCATCGTGCATGCGGCGGCAGCGGATGCAGCCGATGCGGCTATACCGGAACTGCCGAAGCTCCCTGCGTGACGCCGCCAGCCAGCTTTTCTGTCCGCCGTGACGAACGTGGCTTTGAGCAAGATCGCCAAAGTTGCCCGTGCTACGAGGGCGTCAAGATGAACGATGGCGTGGACCAATGCACGCATCCCGCCAACCGGGGG